TTCGGAAGCGGCGGAGGGTTGATGGGATACTTCTTCCATACGAGGAGAGTCCTAAAGAAGACGGGTGTCCTTCCTCCCAAGGGAACGCCGGCATGAGTAGATTCAAGGTGATCATGAGGGATGGGCTTCCACCCTCGAAGAAGAATAAAACGATCATTGCGAAAAGGAGGGATGGCCGGCGGTTTGTGATGCCGAATCCTACGGTTCGGCGCTATGAGTCCCATATGAAGGAGCTCACCGTTCTCATGAACGCCGGCAAGAAGCCCATCTCTTCAGCGGTTCACCTGGACTTAGTGGCGGACCTGGAGCTTCAGCTTTTGCGGGTTGAAGCGAAAGAGGTGGATGTTCCTCCTTCCCTTCGGAGGTTTCTCGGAACCACTGATCTTGCTTCGGTGGGAGGGAAGAGGTTGCCGGACCTGGTGAACATGCTGGATCTTGTGGCGGACGCGCTGGAAAAGGTGGCATACAAGAACGACAGGCAGATTGTGAGCGTGACCATGAGGTGGTTATAAGGACATCCTAATCAACATCGCCTCTGAAGCGTTGGAGTTCGTGAATCTCGTGGTCTTCGTTGGAGATCTCATTGAGAATTTTCTGGAGGACCCGTTGACCGGCTCTCATCCCTTTCTCGCTTCGGAAGGGGATACCGAGGACAAGAAGAAATGGTGAAGGAACGTAAGGAGAATTCCTTCTTGGAGGGAATTTCCGAAAAACCAGAGGATCCACGTCCACCCGCAGGAAAGGATCCGGGCCGCTCTCCTGCGGAAGGGGCCGATACTCGTAAATCTCGGGATCCTCTCCTTCCTGAACGACAGCCTTCTTCCTCTTCTTCCTCAGAAACAGAAGATCTATTACAGCCTCCAGTCGTACCAGTCCCATCTTATTCTCCTCTGGACATCGACAAACTTACCAAGATCCTGACCGAGCCGGCCTTCCGGTCTGCTTCCAATCCTATCACGTATCTCGCCAAGAAGTTGAAGCTGGCACCTCCGGTAGTCTTGTCCATGTTGGGAGACTCGGAGGTCCAGACCGCCATGGCTTCGGTTCTTACCGTGGAGATTTTTGCCTTGATCCAGCCCGTCTTGCAACGGCTCAAGGAGATCGCCATGAGTCCTAGCGTAGAAACCAAGGATTCCATTGCCGCGGCAAAGCTCCTCCTCACCCATATTACCAACCTGGTGGACTCCGGTGATGTGCTCAAGGTAAGAAAGTCTGGCCCGAATGGTGCGGTTTCCATGGCGGCGGAGTTGCGACGGAAGAAAAAAACCGGAGGTCGAAGAGTATGATTCGGTTCAAAGGCTTCAGGATCAAACCGTTCCCTGATGGCTGGGCGGTTGTGGATGAGTATGGGCGCCGGCGAAGCGAGGTCGTGCCTTACCATATCCAGGCTCAGCAGGACATGCTACGGCTCATGATGGAGGAGAAGAATGCCAAGCAAAAGCAAGAAGCAGGAAAGGACCATGAGGGCGGCGTGCAAAAGCCCAAGCTTCCGGAAGAAGGTGGGAATCCCGAAGAAGGTGGCATGTGAATTCATGCGTGCCGATGAAGCCAAAAAAAAGAGGGGCCGCCGCAGGTAGGAGCGAAAACCTGCAACGGCCCCAGTGGAGGGAACCGCCCAACCCTCTATGCCTCAAAGTCTTCCCGTAGATCGGGAGGATTCGGCGGGGGCTGGTATTGCTTCTTGTAAGCCTGTACCAGGTGCGTTCCCTGGAAGCAGGCATTTAGACCAAGAGCCTGAGAAAAGATATTCTGCCATGAGAAGGCGTCCTTGTCAACCAGGATCATGGCCCGCGCCCATTCCTGGTAAAACTGCCAGACGTTGACTCTCCAACGCCCATCCACCCTCATGGATTTCTCCGGAACCCGTTTCAGGCGTCTCCTGTAGGCGTTGGATAGGTAGGATCGGACACTGGCCTTGGCCCTGGTCAGGATCCAGTCCCTCATGAGGGTCTGCTCTCCAATTTTCTTGAATTCCTCAAAGAGCGGGACGGCTTCCCTGGCGGTCTCAAGGATGGAGGCGAGTCTGGAGATTACAGGTAGATACCCCACCCCTCTCTTCCAGGACGTGGCCTTGATCGGAGCAGAGATCGCCATGGGGCCGAAATGTTCCGACTTATAGATGATGGCCCTCATCACGTAGAGGGGCTTGTCTCCGTTCATTCCTCCCCACCACATCCGCCAATAGATTCGATGGAAGGGTGGGAAAGCCGGCTCTCCTGGACAGTCCACCGCCCGGAAGGAGATTCCGCGCATCTCCGTCCGCCTGGTGATGTCCAGGTGGACCTTTTGCAGGTAGTCCACCCAGGTCGAGGTAATCCAGTCCAGAAACTCGGCCGAGGTTTTTCCGTAGCCCAGGGCCCGGGGATGGGTCCACATCCCATCTCCATGCCGAATCTGGACGCTTTTCTTGACGTGGAGAGGAGGTCTCCTCTTCTTTGCCATCAGAAGATTCCCTCCTGATCCAATGCCCTACCGAAGAGCATGTAAACCTCCTGTAAGGTGAGGTCCTTAGCAGATGCCACCTCTTTCTCCAGGACCGTTGACACCCACCTTCTCATGGTTTCGGTGTCGTTACCGAACCTTTCCTTGAGGTAAGCCGCGAGGATAGGCCTCATCTTCCGCGGGTCCTCATCCTCACCTTCCAACTGGGCCCGCATGGCGTCAAGGGTCGCCTTGCTGGCTTTCCCGGTCCCCTGGTCTGGGTCTTCCAGGGGCTCTTTCACATCGTTGTTGAAGTTTTTCGCGGGAGCCACCTGGTCTTCCTCCTCAGAGCCATCAAGAACGGCTTCCTGGGCCGCTGGAGCGACGTTCGCGGCTCCCTCGTGGTCCAGAGCGGGTTCCTCCTCCGACGCCTCTGAGACGCTTCTATCGCCTCCTAGCGCCTCCTCTTCTTTCTGGGCCTCCTTCAGCTTCGCCAAGAGGACGACGCACTGTTTGTGTGTCAAGAAGGAGAGCTTGCGCTTCCTCTGGAAGCCGAGAAGCTGGCGGATGATCTCGGGAAACTCAAATTCCTGGAAGCCGGCCGCCTTCAAGGCCTCGGCAACCTTTGCATGGATGGAGGCATCGGCCCTTTGGGGCCCTCTCTTTTTGGGCTGAACGGGAGCCGGCTGGGGAGCTTCTTGGGTGGGCACGATCTCGTTCTCTTCAAAGGCTCCGGCTTCCTCGGCTTGGTCCTTGGGGTAAGGGTGGGGAACTTCTTTGACTGTGGGGGGCCCATTCGGAACATCCGGAGCCTCGGCTGCCTTGTATTGCTTGGTTTCCACCACTTCCACCGGTACATCTCGCAATACTTCTTCCAATTCTTCTTTGGAGTAGAACCCGCCGATTACGTCGGGCGCCAGGAGTCGGACGGCTTCGCTGATCACTCTAGCTGTCAACATTTGCCGGGGGAACCGCTTCCAATTCTCCTTGAGCCCTCCAAACTTGGAAAGCGCGATTCCTTGGTCCTTTGCCATCTTCATCGTCCATTCCACCCGCAGAGGAGGGGCTTCTGGGTCGTTTGGAGCCCAGAATTCCGCAGCCACTTTGTCGTTGGTCCTCTCCAACCAGCGGACTTTCCCGCCGGCCTTGAGGAATTCGGCCAACATGCTCTCAGCCTTCATAGTGGGTTGCCCCTCGATCACATGGAATCGGAGCATGGCTTCCATGGGGTGAATTTGCCGCGCCTGGGCCAGCATGAAGAGGGAAAACAGGTTTGCCCTCCTCTTTTCGATCGGGCCTTTGTAGGAAGGGAAGAGGTCGGACTGGGCCACGTTGTGAGCCACCTTCCACAGGTCCACCAGGGTGAAATCCTTGGACGTGGCAAGGGTTCCGCCTTCCTCTTTCTTCTCTACGACGGCATTCTTTTCTTTCTCTTTTTCTCTCATTTGAATCCTCCGTTATCGTGGTAAAGGTTATGGTGGAACCAGAGCACCAGGATTACCACCAGCAACCAAAATAAGACCCACATGCTTCGCTCCTTTCAGTAAAAAGAAGGGGTTGCCGCAGGTCCTGGCAACACACCAGGAAGAGGGAACCGGAGAGGGCCGCATGGGCACGAAACAAACCCCGCGGCAACCCCTGAAACCATCTATTTAGCCTCCTTGATTTGGTGAAGCCGATTCTTGATCGCATCCCAGCCGATCCAAAAGCTGGGAGCATCCTTCCCAGTTTCGTCAGGTCTTATTTCTCCTTCCGCTTGTAGAATAGACTTCTTTTTTGACTCTGAAAAAACCGCTTTTGCGAAATATCCTTTAGGATAGTTCATTAGTCGCCCTTCTATCTCTTTCATTCTGAAGAGCAGACCTTTAGCTCCTCCCTTTAGTTTTATCACATAAGTTGGGTGCTGAAGAGTAGTTTTGCTTTCATAAACTTCCACATCCAACTTACACCTCAATTTCACATTATTCTCCATATTAGTCCTTAATCCGCAACCTCTCCTCCCCATTCCTTCTCACACTCTTGCCAGTAAGGACAATACTTCCTCGAGCAGAGAAAGTGTTGGGAGTCCCGACCTGTAGGGAGCCAGACCCCGGACTTATATAAATCCTGGACCAGCTTCCTGGCGAAAGCAACCTTTCTAATAAACTGCTGCTTTGCCTTCTGGTCCACGTTCACCCATTCCACTTGTATTTCAGGGTTCTTCTTTCTGATTGCCACATGGAAATAAAACTCATCAATTTCTTCCCCCAGCAGGCTTTGGGCCGCCAGGGAATACGCCGGCGCTTGCAAGGAATACAGGCTTTTGGCCCGTTTCCACCGCCGCCGCGCCGTTTTGTTATCCACCAAGATAAGCTTTTTTTGCCTGATCGGCTTAGCGATTAGGTCCATCACCCCACGGACCCGCCAGGGAATCTCCTGCCAGCTCACCTCCCATGAAGCTTGTACCTTGACCGGGAGCAATTCCGACGCCACTTCCGCCGTCCAAAGGGACGCCAGCTTCAAACCGGCGTGTTGAATCTCTCCAGGTTTCTCACCTACCCCCCAATCCTCCACTTCCTCCTTCTCCTGGTCCCACTGCCAAGCAAAAACGTCCTTCGCTTTTCTTTTGTTGGTGAATGGAATCCCTTCTTCCATGGATTCCTGGTAACATATGTTTGTTGTCTCGTCCCAAGCGTTCCCGAAGGCCAGGGCCGGAGTTTTCGGCCGTTTCTCTTCCATCACATACTGCCGGAAGAACCGGTAGTGACAAACCGCCAAGGTAGAAAGGCGGTTTGGACTGAAAACCTCGATTAATTCTTCTACCTTTTTCATTCCTCCTCCTTGAATCGGCATTCCAGGAACGCCAGTGAAATTTGGCAATCCCTACGCCACCAGCCGGAACGAAGTGCTTCCCGCAACTCCCGGACCGACCAACCAAACGCCTCAGCGTCTCTTCCAAGGCGCTTTTCTACCTCTCGGATCCTTTCCAGGATCCTTCTTACTTGTCGATTTACCTTCATTCTTCACCTCTCTCCAGAATGTTTCTACTTCCACCACCTCAGGATATTTCATGGTCCGGCCGATTAGGTAGTAGACTAGATTCATAGGCATTCGGAATACCGGGAATTTATTGTTCACGGCGTTCTCTCTGGACCAAAAGATCCAGACTTCCCCCCTAAAAACTTCTTTCATGTAGAGCCGCATCTACCTCATGGAGTCTATCAAAGCAATTATGCTAACGACTAACGCAATTAAGGACACCACTAGAGAAACCCAATACATCCAACCCATAACAATTATTCCTTTCTAGGCTTTTTCATGTTCAGAACCTTCCAGGGATCCCGGCCGGAGTCCTCAATCGCCCGGAAGATTCTTCGGAGAACAGGATCCGCCGGCACGGAGAGCCTTCCCTCCCGCCGGCGGATCAGGTATTCCACAGCTTTGAGAAGCGTCATTCTTTCCATGGAAGGATACCAAGCTGGAATTCGAGTTCTTCCATGGATTCCTTGATGAAGGCATCTGCCTTGTCCTGCCATTCCGCGAAAGAACGCCCGTCCTGGCGGTCGCTGTCCTCCCGCCAAAACTCCTCATTCACCACCTTGTCGAATTCGTACAAGGCTTCTTTCAGTTCCTTCACCTTCTGGTAAAGGGCCCGCAGGACCTCTTCGCTCGTTCTCTTAGCTTCCATGGTTTCCTCCTCTGGCCAAGCCTGCCGAATAACCACGAAGGAAGATTCTCAATTCCCTGAGCCCTAAGGCCGTAAAGATTCCATCCCCCGCGAAATAACTCTTCTTTTCGGTAAAGACTCGGTACCGTGTCACACCATCCCCAGGCGCATAGTCATCAATGTAAAGCCCTAGGGATTCAGCCCATTCCATAAAGACTTTTCTTCCACTCATTGTTCCCTCCTTTAGAAGCCTAGGCTTTCTTTCACTTCCTTCCTTTCGTCGTTGGTGAACGGTATCCATTCCCGCTCCCACTGCCAAAGATACTTTGCTGTCCACTTATCCCCTTCTCCCTTTCTGACGAAACGCAAAATATAATCCTTCGCCTCCTCAAAAGCCTTCCCTCGAAACGCCAGGCCTTCGATTAAATCCCCACACTTCGAACAGAAAGGAAGCTTTTCTACTTCCTCTTCCTCATAGATCAGTTCCCCATCCTCGCAAAAGAGACAATATAATTCTCCGCCCTTTCTGAAGCCTACGATTCTATCACTCATTGTTCCCTCCTTTGGTAGTTGAACCAGGCCAGTTCGTACAGCGCCCAGGATGCCAGGACGCCAAACGCAACGCCAAAAAGGAAAGCTAACATGATTCGCTCCTTTCGGTTACAGCCTTTCGCTCCTTCTTAGAATGTTCCCGGTCCCCAGTTAACCCAAAGGATTCCACTTTCCTCCCCTCTCAATCCAGCGAGAATCTCTTTCGCTTGGAAGGCCGGGATCCTGTAATCCCTAACGTTGATTCTTTCTTCCCCCTTCGCGTCAAAGTCGGGAATCAAGATCTTCCAGAGAACCTCGAGCCCGTGCAGGACATTCTCTTTCATGGCCTCTTTGACTTGTTCCAGTTCATTCCGCGTAAGCTTTCTTTTCATGGCTCGCTCCTTTCGATTTAGGCCGGCCGGCCGAAGCCGACCGGCCTTTACAATACGGGCTTACATTTCGTCAGATAGAATCCCAAAGCCGGTACCAATCTTTTGCATCCATCCCAGGATTGAGACCGGTAATCTGGATCCATCGGCTCCAGGATTCTTGGCGCCCCATTCCCTGGCGTTTCCATGCACTCGCAGTAGGGTATGGATCGGGCCGGGTAGAGACGAGAAATTTCTGCAAGGGAGCGGTGTCTCCCTCCAGGAACCTTTCCGCTTCCTCTTCCGTCAATTCTCCACGCTCAAGCTTGTCGATGATCCCGTAGAATTCTTTCTCCTTGAGTTTGTCCAGTAAATCTTCTTTCATACCGTCCATGGCTCGCTCCTTTCTTTATCCTTCCTCCCCCGCGCACTAACTTACCATCGTCCGATTCATCCGTCAACCTTGAGCCCATTCCCTCCTTTTAAGCCCTTGACGCTCTGCTATCGAGGCAACGCCGCTTCCTCCCTGTTTTCCCAATACCTTCCACACTCTCCACCTTCCCGTTACCTAACCTTTCCTTAACGGTTCCTTAACTCCTCTCTCCCTGTACCGTACACTCACTCTCCCTCCTTCTTCCCTTCTTACTAGTACCATCTATCACTTAGAATGGGAAAGAGTACAGTACTTAGACGTTAGTACCATTCTTCTTCTTCGTACTGTACTGGAGTTATATATATATATATATATATTCTAGAGTACAGTACAGGAGAGGGATCCTAACGTGCCGTTAGTACCATACCCCCCCCATAGGGGTCATAGGGTCCATTCGCTTTGGAGTCCCATGAGAGTAAAGTGACTCTCCTCCGTACGAATTTTTTAGTAATGGGTAGTTTTTAGGCTTAATGGGAGGTCTTAGGGTTTTAAGAGTTAAGAGACTTTTAAGAATTGGAGGGTACGGGGTTAGAAGGAGCAGGATGGATGGTGAGGAGGTACGGATGGGAACGGGTGGACACCCGGAGATGGGATTGGGACGGTAGTAGGGGGGAATGTGGGGTTGGAGTGAGGAGAAGGGACGAGGAGGCGTGTGTGACCGGCATATGGGCGCCTGGAGAGGCGTTTGGGGGAGGGGTAGTGGTTTGGGTAGGGTGGTGATGAACGTGGCTTGTAGGGGTGTTTAAACGGCTCTACGGGGAAATGCCAGATTTTAGGGTTTTGTAAGGTGGTGGGGGAAGAAAATTTGGTGGGTTGTGGTGCGGGAGGAGGGTGTTGACAGAACAGTGACGTTGGAGTAGGATGGGTTGTATGGTGATGAGAGAGGCGCATTTTTTTTGGAGGCATAGGCGATGGCACTTGAACTTAAGTATTTCGTTCTGAAGCCCCGGTCAAAATACTACGGGGATCCGTGGGGAAGAGCAGCAAGGAAGGCGATGTTTACCTTTGCCATCGAGATCGCGGGCGAGGACGAGGAGCTCTACCACGACTTGCTGGCCTGGATCAAACGAGAGGACGCTAGAGAGGAGAGTATGGCAAGGCTGGACGGTGAGGAGGGAGAATGAGAGAAATTTATGTGTTCAAGGTGGTGAGGGTGGAGTCGAAACGCTTGGTTTCGGCGATCTATAAGCCTTGCGATAACGAAGACCTAATCACTTACATGGTTGGGGAACCTACGCGACCGCGTCCTGGATGGGGGCCTTTATCGGCGTTTGAGTCTTTGAGGGAGGCTCTCGTTTTCAGGGAGCGAAATATTTATGCGATTTATCCGAGCGAGATTTGGTTGGCGAGGGCCAAGTCTTCGAGCGAGAAAGCCCTGTGGCAACCGACAAGACCCTTTTATACAAAAAGACATCCCAAACTACCGAGCTGGTGTCCGCCAGGTACTGTCCTCTGCGACGAGATTACCCTGATAGCGAGGGTTATGTGATGCCGCGGGTGATCAAGGTCTTTAAGGTTGTACGTGTTGTGAACGGTGTGTTGTTGTCTGCGATAGCGAAACCTCCGGAAGAGATTGTGTATCGGCCTGGGGAATGGACGGAGCGGAGGCCGAACAGGAGGAAGTGGGGGCCTTTGGCAGCCTTCGATTCAGAACGAGCTGCCGTTTGGTTTATTCGTGATACTTGGTGGGGTACTCGTGATACTGTCAGTAGCTTTTGGCCGATCCAGGTCTGGGAGGCTGAGGGCGTGAGATCTCGGGCAAGGATCTTACGCAAACCGTCTAGATTTCGCCACAGACGCACCTATGAGATAAGAGATTTTCCTAGCGGCACTATTCTATGCGACAGGATCAAGCTGGTGATGCGCGTCTACCCGAAGGAGGGGAGATGAAGCGGATTGAATTTGAGGCCTGGGTTACAAGGGATTATTCGTTCGACGTGACAACATGCCTGCACTTTCGGGAGCCGACCAAGATCCCAAGCAAGCCCCCGCTTGGAGAATCGACCTGGGCGTCTGGTAGTCTTGGATTCATATTTGAGCGCTTTGATATTCCTCAGCCTAGACTGGAGCCTGGGCAGAAGGTGAAGGTCAAAGTAACGATCGAGGAGGTGATATGAGTTTCACGATGTGGGTAGCTAGAGAATTGTTTCCACGTAAAAACAAGAAGCCTTTTGGGGATTATCACTTTTTCCTGAGAGAAGACAGGATACACAAATTATGCTTTAATGATGGAACCGTAGACTTCTATGGGGCAGAATTTACTATCTGCGAGAAGGAAGGATGGAGAATTCTTAAGAAGGAAGGTCTCATGCTCGATCCTGGAGACGGTCCTGTAAAGATCGAAGTTGCCATAAGGAGGGTAGAATGAGCGCTAAGTTATGGATCGCCAGAGAGAGGTATATTCCGTGTTATGATACATCAGAGGAAGAAATTCGCCAGTTGAGTGACTACCTCATCTGGAGGAACGAGAATGAAATCGTCAAGAGCAGTTACTGCAACGGACATGTCAGGTTCGAGGGGTCCGACTACACACTCGGCTCACGCGTTTGGGAGCCTATCCTCAAAGAGGCGAGTCTTAGCCTTGAACCTGGCGATGGGCCAGTTCCTATCGAGGTAACGATTAGACGTTTGGACAAGGATGGCTGATGGGAGGAAGGACATGCCAATAGAATTTTGGATTGCTAGAGACAGGTTCTGGGAAGGCGAGAAATACACGGAAGAGAAGGCTAGCCACGCCTTGAGCATCTTCCTGGACAAAGAAGACGTTATTAAGTGGCAGCAAGGAGGAAAGGTCGCCTTCTATGGGTATTGGTTGAAACTCTTCGACGAGAGGGTTGATCAAGTGCTGTCTGGGCTAGGGATCAACCTGGCACCTGGTGAAGGACCTGTGAGTATAGAAGTCAAGGCTAAAAAGTTAGGTGGATAAAAGATGATCGAAGATGACGTGATCAGGTTAATGGGGAAAGACCCGTCCGAATATAATCATTGTGTTTCGTGCCACGAGGATTATGCAAATGGAATTCCCATGGGTTTTGTAGAGATCGATGGTGAAGTTGTCGATGTTTGCTGCTACGTAATGACCGATTACGAAAAGTTCTCAAAACACAATACGGAGAGATAAATGGGTGTAAAAATCTGGGTTGCTAGAGACAGGTTTTTTGTGGGGCAAGAAGGGATGGAAAGAAAACCTGATAACTCCGTTATCTTTTTTTCAAAGAAAGAAGATGCTGTTAAAGAGGATTACGGGGAGAAGGTCGTCTTTCTGGGAGGTTTCATGGAAGTGTCTGGTGATAATGCAGACAATATCCTGCGTGACCTTGGGATTAGCTTGGCACCTGGTGAAGGGCCGATCCCGATTGAAATCACGGGGAGGAGGTTAGATTGTGGTGAAGAGGAAAGATAAAATAAGAATTGAAAGAACCGTTTGGGTTACAAAGGATGAGGACGAACCTATTTACGAAATTCTGCACTTTTCTAAACCATCCAAGACCGAACCAAGTGGTCTGTATGACAATGAAAGCAAGATCTGGTGGTCTGATTTATGGATCCGATTGAATTCATATCTCCCTAATTATGTGCCAGTTCTTAAGCCCGGAGAATGCCGAAAAGCGAAACTCATTATCATAGACGAAACCGATGAAGAGGAAGGTGACTGTGGTGAAGAAGACCTTTGAGCCGGTAGAGAACGGCATCAAGGCTTACAAGGTGGTCAAGTGCATTCATGGCTACCAGATGTCGGTCTATCTCGGCAAGAGAATCAAGTATTATATCGGAGAGTTCGTTGAGAGGCCTAAGCCAAAAAATGGGTTTCAGCCTCGGGATGGAAGACCTTACAACGGGCCTTTGGTCGCCTGGAACAACCTGGAAGCCGCAAAGGCCTACCTGCAAACAATGCGTTCGTGCAAAGCGCAGCTTTGGGAATGCACCATCATCCCCTCCAAAGACCCTTACCCATGGTCCGGTATCTCCAGCGGTGAATTCTACGCCAGGAGATGGCAAAAAGAATATGACCCGAATGAAGTAATGTGCGATAAAATCAGGCTGGAAAAACTGATCGAGGAGGTAAGTTATATGCCTGAAGGTGCCATGGAAAAAGAAAAGATCGGCGGGTGGAGAAAAAATCTACCTGGCAAGCCCCAAAGGACCCTCACGGTCGATGGCTACATCGCCAAGGATTACGGGTTCAAAGGAGCGTTCTTCTACGAAGTCGAACCTCATTATGACGCCGTGAACAAGATATTCCATCCGATCATGATGGATAACGGGGAGCCGACCTTCTACTTCCACCTGGACGACACAATGACGGAAGAAGTCTTCCGTCTGAAGAGCGGAGATCTGGTTGAGGCGAAGATTACGATCACCATCAAGAAAAGAAAGTAACAGAGGAAATGAGTTTAGACTACGGGATTACAGCAAAAAATGATAAGTCTGGAAAGACTAAAAAATTTATGCATGTAGTTGATGAATACTATGCAAGTTTTGAAGATGGTTGGTGCTGGGTTCTTTATGAAAAAAAACAGGCCAAGTCTGGTAAGGATAAAGGCAAAACAATAATGCAGACTGTCGGATATTGGGGACAGCTTGAGCCTTTGCTTCGGGAAGCCGCAAGGAAGGTTGGTTACAAAAAGGCTGAAACCTTGGAGGAATATCTCCTCGAGTTTCAGAAGGCCGTGGAAAAGATCCGGGAGAAGTTGCCCGAGATTGAGAGAGAAGGAAAGAAATAATGGTTGGGCGGGGGCGGCCTGTGTTGGAAGTAGGTCGAGCTGGTCTTTCTTTGATTGCCGCCTCCGCCAGCCTTTTCCTAAAACAGGAAAGGAGGCCACATGCCAACATCCGTTTTCATCGGCGGGCCAAAAGACGGGCTGGAGGTTGATATTGCAGTCGGCGTGGAATGGAGATTTCCCCTGCCGGCCGATAACAATCCAGCCAAATGCCCGAAGATGCCACCGCCCAGAGAGAGGTTCTGGGTAGCAAAATATACCTACGACAAAAGAAGGACCATGAAAGCAAAAAGGCCGGTCTATGTTTTCGATGGATACGAGGAGATGTAGTGATGTTTGGAAAGAATGAGGATCAAACCGCTCTCATTTTGTGGGGAGTGAACCCTTTCGAGTATTTCGCCATCCAGGCGTTCATCAACTTGGAAGTCGTTCTGATCTTCTTCAAGCTTGTGGACGTCCATATCTCGTTCGCAACGATGTTGCTTCCTGTTCCCCTGTTCCTGGCGGCATATTTGCTCGTCGGCTTGACCAGGTATATCTTTCAAACGATCCAAGCAAAAAGGGCGTCTCATGAAAACGGAGAGGAAGGGTAAGTGGAAGTGCGCTGTGTGCGGTAAACCTGTCGGGAAACCTCCTATTATGGAACTATCCTGGCATGATGGGTATAAACTCTGTAGGCTTGTGTTCTGCGAGAAGTGCAGGATAGAGAACGCCAGATCAGCTATCGCGGCGTTTGCCAAATATATCAAACAAGTTGGAGGTAAAGAGAGGTATCGAAAATGACCACAAGCGAAGTTCCTTTGGCCTACGAAGAACTCGGAAAGAGGCTCAAGATCATCCGTCGTCGGCGTAGACTCTCCCAGAAAAGAGTCGCGGAAGCCCTCGGGTGGAGCCCGTCCAGAATATCAAGATACGAACACGCTAACCGCTGTATTGACCAGGAATCCTTGAACAAGCTGTTCCAAGCCTACGATGTGAAGGTGAAGGATGTCTTCGTCAATGAGAATGAATTCGTGAGGTTTGCAGACAGCTTGCTGCCGCTGGACTTTCCGATCCTGATCAAAAGCAGAGAGGAGGAAGAAGATGGCTTGGAAGGATGAGGTGTATGCCGCGCTGGACAGGGCGCTGGTCTATTTGAGCAACATCTCGGACGCAGACAACTACTCCGCTCAGAAGAAGGCGGAAGTGATGGAACAACTGAAGATGGCGAAGGAAAAGGTGAAGGTGGTGATGGCGGAAGAAGCAGAGGAAACGGAAGACAAGATCAATGAGGAGGAGTAATGAGCGGTGCGATTTGTCCTTATTGTGGACTAATTGGAGGGCATCGGAGAGGAGAGGTTTGCCCTGCCAAAGAATCTATTCTGGCTAGGCGACGCCTCATAAAAGAGGATAATCGTAGAATAGCCAGGGAAAACAGAGAGATTGAACGAGGCAACAAAAGAAGGAGGCGGTGTATGGAGAAAATCCTTGAGTATCTGATTCTTGGACGTAAAAGAAATGCAAAGGTATGGATCATCAAGCTGGTTTCCTCTGGGTTTCGTTCGGAGGATGGTTTGGTTTACGAACAGTGGTTGAACGAAAATCCTGAGAAACTAGAGAAAGAACTAAGGAGCCAGCTTGGAGTAAAATATCATGACTGAAATGGAAAAGCGCGAGGAAGAACATATCCAGGCGCTCAAGCACGCCACGGAAATCTTCACCTTCATCCGCCAGGTCACCAATGCAACCCTCTTCCTCGGTGCCGACCCGTGGAAGGCGAATGTAACCATTTCGTTGAAGGTCGAAGAGTGGATGAAGCGGTGGGTGGAGAAAGATCCCCAGAAGAAGGAGTCCGAGAAATGCGAGTCCTGAAGCCTGTCCTGACCCTGTTGCTTCCTGCGATCGTGGTGGCCTGCGACGCCTTCCAAAGGCCTCCTTCCTCGCCGTTCCTAACCTACTCCTTCCATCCGCTCCTATCGGCCGGCGGCAACATCCCGTCACGGCAACAGGGAGCCAAGACTGCCAAGGTGGCGCCAGGGTCGATGGTAATGAGTCCTTCCCAGCTCATGCGATACGGGAACAACATGGCGAGTCTTGGGTATCTGGTCGGCGTTCTCTCCTGCCTGGAAGTTGTCGGACAACGCTTCCCGGCCGATTACACCGACAAGATGCTGATCGGGAAGTATTGTCACAAAGGCAAGGTCCTGGACTTTGAAGTCAACTACTTTCGCATGATGAAGAAGGTCGTGAGACACATGACGGTGCGCATCATGCTGGATCTCTATGACGCCCAGAAGGAGGAAGCCAGACGAACCACGGAGGCCTTCCGTGACCTTCCTAAGCTCCCCAAGACCCCGCTCCTCCAGCAATTGCCCCTTGACTCCGGGAAATGAACCCCTCAAGATCCTCCTTGTGCGCACAAGGAGGCAATTGCCATGGAGATCTTTCTCGCTCCACGTCCTTTAGGCTCAGATAAGAACAAAGGCTCATCTGCTAAAGACCCAAGGGTCTCCTTCCCATCACTGAAACCAAACTCCGAAGAGCCGCTCCACCTCTGGCTCCACCCAGGTACCACACTCGAAGAAGTGGACCTCTCGGGCTGGAAGCATGTCACGGTAATGCCCTGGGTTCCTTCTTTCTTCCACGGAGGTGGGGCCAAGCTGATCCGGGACTGGACCGACGAGGTTAGGGAAAAGTTCGGTCCGAAGCCTGTGATCTCCGAACTCACCATCCGTGGTTCTGGCTTCACCATCGTGAACGTCGAGATCAAAGGGGATCTCATTACCAAGGAGCAGAAGAGTAAGGTCTCGGAGAAGGAGGAGGAGCCGGATGAGCCCGTCCTGGTCGTGATCAAGGGCGTGAAGGCGAAGCGGTGGCTCGCAGATGACTGGGAGGTGGTGCAGGGAACCCTGGATGATGTCGAGATCGACACCGTGGAGATTGCAGCCTCTGAGGCGGCGACCGGCGTGGAGAAGGTCACATTGGTGGAAAACACGGACTTCTCCGGGAAACCGAAGGGGAACGTGAGGGTCCGCGAGTGGAAGAAGGTGCGCGGTAAGAAGGACAGGAACGGCAAGCCGAAGCCGAAGGAGAGCATCGGTCTCTTCAGGTTCAAGAGGTTTGATGTGAAGCTGGAGGCGAGCTCAGGAAAACCCTCGGGCGGCAAGTCCAAGGGAATGGATATGTTGGAGGGGTGAGATGACGGACTGGTACGTAGAAGCAGGAGCGACCGGAGGCACCGGCACCCAGATTGCACCGTTCGGGACACTAAGCGAACTACACGCGCACTGGAGCGACAACGATAAGGCGTATTTGTCTGGGAGACTACGCGAGACCCTGTCACCAAAGAACGGGACCGTCGTTGACCAGTGGCCCGGGAAACCGGATGCCATCATTGATGGGAGCGATGTATTTGATACTTGGGTAGGTCCAGACGCTAACGGGGAATACTACACGGATGCATCCGATGACCCGAAAGTGGTTTTCTACGACGATGTGAAGCTCACAGAAGGGACCGTTGGTTCTCTTGCTTCAGGGGAATGGGGATGGGATAGCGCCAACTCCCGCATCTACATCAAAGACGACCCTACTGGGCATACGGTGGAGGCAGGCGTTAGGTATCAGTGTGTGAACGTGAGACAGTATGGAGCAACTGTTAGAAACATACAGGCAAGAAGGGGCCGTATATACAATTTTAACGCAGAGCCGTGGAATGGGTATACAATATCATTTATAGAAACCAAGTCCGTGGATTGCGGAACTTATGGCTATATGCTCTATTGCCATGGACTTGATTATTGTGGGAATATCATCGCTAAGAACTGCGAGGATTCTGGGTCATATATCTCCTACAGAACCCCGTATTGTGTTGATGGTTCAGTGGTCGTAGAAAATTGCAATTTTACAAGTAGAGCTAATACTACTATATGGATTCAGCAAAATACAGGAGGGAAGATCACTATAAGAAACGTAACAATTAACAATTATATATCAATAGACTCGAATTCTGGGTGCTACGTAGAAGTTGACAGGCTTGTAAGCAATTCGCCAGCAAACTTTGGAATTTATGTCAAAGACCAGTCCGGCGGCTACATCAACATTAAACAGGGCTCCGTGAAGAATTCCAGTTTCTACGGCGTTTACGTCACTAATATGTCTGCTGGGACGTGCATTGTCGACGGCGTGGACGTGGAAGGGGCTGGGAGCTACGGGATATACTGCACTAACGTCACTGGCGGGAACCTCCAAGTGGTGAGGAATAAGGTGCATGGAGGGGCAGATGACGGAATACGGCTAAATATAGATGGCTCCGCTGCAACCAATATCATTGCGTTCAATGTGTCAGCCGGTAATGATCACCATGGAATCACGTTGAGTGGCGGCAATGGTTACAATGTGTATAGGAACACTGTTGGAAGTGAAGCACTTGGGTATTACGGCATAAGGGTGTATAATAACTCCGGTGTAAACAGCACGATTCGCGGGAATGTAATGACAGGAGAGCGGGCCTTCTACTATACATCGGGAGACTCTACATCAGGACTGGATGAGGATAATAACTGTGTTCATAGTCCGATGGACTCAAAATGGATCGACGGCATTACATACACCGACTTGGCTTCCTGGCAATCCGCGACCGGCCAGGATGCGCATTCCATCTCTGCGGATCCTAGGTTCAAGGATGCCAGCTCCGGAGATTACCAACTTGCCGAGAATTCGCCTTGCATTGACGCTGGGTGTTTGATCGACGGAGCGCCTGAGAAGGACGCGAATTATATGGATGCGATCATGGGGCCAAAGCCTGATATGGGTGCCTATGAGTTCAATCCTTACCCGTTCGGCGCTCATTCAGCCTCGGCTTCCAGCTTGATGCGCGGCGTTTACAAGCGGTCCAGACCAGACTACGACCCGGATGCTGATGCCCACAAAATGATCCAGCGCATAAGAAGAAAGTGAGGATCCATGCTCTCCAAGTGGACCTTCCGAGTCAAGAACGAGAGCACAAAGGCGCGGACCCAGCAGGTAATGCTTCCGATGCCTTTCCCGGACGAACCATGGCCTGGCGGTCGCATTGTTTGCACCAAAGGCCTCGGGTCCACTTACGAGATGCCATGGTTCAGGATCGCGGCTTACCACAACCCGTCCAACCCGGAGAAGATCGGAAACCCGCGATTCATTCAGGTCCTAACCCCAGCCGTTACTTTTTCGGCCGGGGAGGAAAAGGAGTTTGAACTCCAGATTGGTACCGCAGGCACAAACCCGATCGCAGAGCCAATCAATCCGATCAAGGTTCATGAAGAGCCGTCCAAAGGAGACATCGTCACTTCGGAGCCAATCGGAACCCAACCCATCATCAAAGAAGGAAATATCCGAAGCAGGTCCACAGGAACGGCCAAGATCTTCAAGCCCACTCCTGGTGACATCGTAACGAAAGAGCCCATCAAAGGATCTGGGGTGTATGTTGGCGGCAAGGTGCCTGTATGCCATTTCACCGGAGCCGTCGAATTCGACGAGAACTTTCTTACCGCTCAGTCGTTGGTCCTTTATTTCGATGGGGACTATTACGACATCGGTTACATCGGAACTCCTATGTTTTCGTGGGGCCAGGGCGGCTTGGTGATGAAGAAGAACGTGACCATCACCAACCGATTCAAAACCGAACTTCACCTGCGCGTCTACACCACCATCATGCCTGACTCGCCTTTCATCAAGGTGCTTTGCATCCTTGAGAATCAGCCGTATGAACAAATTGCCAAGAGCGGTGACGCGGCTGTTGCTCCGATCTATTGGGGAGAAAGAGGCGGAAGCGGAGGTGGCGTTGGTTTCCTGTTTTCCAATCCGGCCCTTTTGGTTCGTCGGGATAAACACCCAGGGAACCTTTACCAGACCACTTACAACGGAGACAAGTATTACGAATGGAGGATCTGGGAAGACCCTTACATTGAGTTCCTCGGAACTTGGCAAGGGAAGGCATGGGAGTTTCTGGTTTATCCCAACCAGAACGATGTGAGTTATCTCCAGGTTGTGGATTATGTACGCAACGGGACGGTTCCGAGTGGGGCGAACAGTAAGGTTCTTTCGTGGCTTGCGGAGGACGAAGCGCCGCTTTGGGCTCTTCCAGACATTGAGACCTTGAGGGAAGCAAAAGCCTGGTGGTTCGGTGGGATCAAAAGCCCGCTGAACCCCGAGGATTGGACCACGCTCACCAATTTCCGGAACTCCTGGGACAGCGCTTTCAATACTTATTATGGGAAGGATTGGAGTTACTGGGGGGGAGCCGGCCAGAACGAGGCTTTCGGAGACGACAAACATTCTGCTACGACTGGAACACCCAGGAATTCCCAAGGCGAACTTTGGGCCATGAGGGCCATCCAGGGGAAGAGGTCTCAATACCTGAAGCTGACCGTTGAGAGAGCCAGGGCCCAGGTCTTACGACCTTTGGCTCGCTGTTTTATGAGCGTCCTCAGCCAGACATCAAAATTGAAAAATACATATTTCCTTCAGTTCAAGGTTTACAAGCAGGGACTGGGAGAGCAGTGGGGGTGCTATAAGGAGCATATTTATCGGGTTGGGAAGGCGACGCCAGATCCGCGTGGAGACCACAATATGGGGAATGCAGACGTTTATGAGCATCCCCACGGATGGGATCCTGCGAACTTTGGGCACATTGCAGCGGAGATGCTTGCAGATGCCCATATCTTTACCGCCGATCCATTTTCTTGGGACGAACTGGATTTCTACGGGAAGACCATCAAGTATGCGTGGCCCAACCCGCCAGATGGTGCTTTTGGGGGAGGGACCAGCTTTGGCCCGGCGAACTGGCCTAGCGAGACAAGAAGGGAAGGCCTTGTGGCCCTTGTGGGAGCCTTGGCTTACCAGGTCACGGGTAACCTGGATCCTTGGCAACATCTCCACGATAGAGCCAGGATGCTGGAGAGTTTCAGGAAAACCCTGACTGGTTTCCCGGACACTCCTTACCAGCTCGAACATGACAACGAACTGAACGAGAATTACACAAAGATAGGAACCAAGCTGAAGGCAACCACCCTCTTCCAGTCCGGGCATTATGTTCACGGAATGCTGGCGGTTGGATGGCCCCAGAATGCCTGGGATCAGATCCTGGGACATTGCTTGCCCTACCATGCTTGGGAGCTGAAGGATTGGGACACTGGGGCTGGCCGGCCGAAAGGACAGCCTGCCTATTACTATGAGATCCGCCCGGCATACAACAGTCCTTCCAAGGATCCATCTTCTGGCAAGTGGAAGCCTAGGAGAGAATGGTGGTCCAGGAGCGTCGGGTCCTTCGGTACCATGGGGATGATCGTCTCGGCCATGAGATATGCCATTGCCACCCATCCCCAAAAAACCATGAGGGCCTTGATTGAGAACAGGTTACGTGACATGCTCGCCTACTACGGCCACGCCTACCAGCCAAATCCCGCATCCACAGGGGATGGGGACAAGTGGTGGGAATGGTGGGACGCAGAGGTGACATGATGACTGTAACGCCGGTGGTACCTGAAGAGGCGATCCGGGAGATCAGGGAGGCAAAGGCCTATACCCAGGCCATCATGAGCGAAGTGGATGGGGACAGCTACGCGCTGGCCGCTACGCTCCTCTCCGCGATCGATTACAGCCTCTCCATCTTCTGGGAGGCGGCCTACTCCCAGGACAAGGAACTCCTCCTGGAGACCGTCCAGGCCGCCCTGGATGCGTGCGACCTCATGGGCGAGACCCATGGGCCGGACGTGAGCAAGATCCGCTCTAGACTCGCCTCAGCCCAGGTCAACATCCAGAATTGGGTGGTGGATGTGATATGAAAGGACCCAAGTGGAAAGGTATCCCGTGCCTATTGAAAGGGGGACCCCTCGCAGGCTGGGAAACCGAGGTCTCGGCCCGTACAAGGTTCGGCAAGCCTACGGATGAGCCTCCAAACGTGATCCCTATCTTCAGGAAGGGCCGCTATGTGATCAGCGGCAGAGACGGAAAAATGGTCGTTTACACCTGGCTGCCAGCTTTGAAACGACCCGCAAAATGGGAGGAGAGAGGGGTTTCAAGGGCGCCGACCGGGCCGGAGGTGTCCAATGTATGAGGTCAATGGTCCTGGTTCGGTAAAAAAAAAGGCTCAGGGAAGTCTGGTTTTCCCTGTCCGTGAGCCATTTTCCAATGACTCCAAGAACGATGGTGTCCCGTTCGAATGGGTCTTTTGTCCTTTTCCCAGCCAATTCTTTGGCCTGCAAGACGATCGAGGCCAGCTTGAAATAGGACCATTGGTGCGCTTCGCATCGCTCAAGGATCCGTTCTTCCAGGCCAACGTTCTTTCGGTAGGAGGGGAGAAAGAACCGGAGAAGAGTCCGGATCCCAGGAATGGTGGGAAGGAAGACATCCCGTCCTTGCCCGTCAATGACGTGGCGACTTTCCTTCGCCTTCAGATGGGAGAGGAAAGAGATCGTTCGCTCCATGGTTCTGATCCTACCACAGAGGCTGAGGATGGTCAAGCATGAGCGGCAAGTTCGAAAAGCTCACCATCAGGAGACTTCGGTATCTTTGCAACGAGCCGGCGGAATGCCTTCGTTGCGGGAAGATCCTTTCCCCGATCTTTGCTCCAGGCATCTATGAGCCGGCCGCTTTCGTGTGCAGGAAATGCGAATTCATGGTGATCGGAGTCCAGGCATGTTCGACATACAAGGCATCGCTGAAAAAGATACAGTCCAGAGGTTTGCAGAGGTCCTCAAGATACCAGAGGATACCTCCAGGAAAATAATCTGGCTCATTGCCACTTGCTTCGAAGCCCTATCTGAAAATCTCGGGCTTGGGCTCCCAAGCATCGAGCCAAAGGTTTTCTTGGAGATCCTCTTAGACCAGATCGAAGGAAAAGAAAGACCAATTATCTTTGAGGATCTTGATCGGTTGTTCCCAGGTCTTTCGACGATTATGAAGGAAAGGAGCTGACCATGGCTTCCGGAAGATTCACGAAGGTGGGGATCGAGCGCGTGATGGAGATGGCTTTCCGAAGGACATACAACGGAGGCTCTCTTCCGACCAATTTCTATTTGGCACTCTGTACAGAGGCAGATGAACCAAACTCGCAGACAGAAAAACTCAGCGACTTGGACGAGATTTCTGCCGGCAATGGTTACACTTCGGGCGGGATCGCAGTTGCTCCAAATTCAACAGACTTCGATGTTCTTGCCAAAGATCCCTCTTACCCTGAAGTCTACATCCAGATCGCAGACAAAACCTTCACGGCTTCAGGAGGAGAGATCCCTGCTGGAGGCCCTGCCATCCGGTATGCTGTCCTTACGGACGATAATGCAAGCGTGGCTGACAGGGAGGTTCTGGCTTTTTGGGATCTTGAATCAGATCGGGTAATCCCGGATGGGGAATACCTGAAGCTTAAGGACCTGGAGCTTAGGTGGGGGACCTTGGCATGACCACCATCACGCCAAAGCCAGCAATGGCATACAACGTTCCCAACAACAGCCTCCAGTTGGAGGCTAGTGGGACATCTATGACGATAACGCCTCAACCTGCCAGGGCATTCAATGTTTGCCAAGGACAGACGGATATTACGATCTCCAATGGGAAGGAGTATTTCGCACCGGACAATCTGGTTTACAACCTTCTCATAGCACGGAAAAGAGTGGAGTTAGGGTTCCACCAGGCTGTAAGTGATAATGAGTGGGAAGCGTTGAGAAACGCTTTCAAGGAGATTGAAGATGCCTTGGTTGAAATCTGGAGCGCCCAGGCTTCAGCAGACAAGGCGTCTTTGCAGCAAAAGGTTCAGGCTGCGAACAATTACATCCAGGGTTTCCAGTATGAAGACTTGGTTCTTTACTTCGATAGGGCGAACGAGGATATTGTCAATTGGACTCCGCCGGTAGTTTAGGAGGAAAAATGGAACTCAAGACGACGGGGGATTGGTATCTGATCAGGCGAGACGTGGAGGACGAGAGGACGAAAGGGGGCCTTATCCGGCCGGATACTGCAAGACGGCCGCTTCCAAGGGGGGTCGTGATCCAGGTTGGAGACGAGATTCGAAGGAAGCTAAGCAAAGGGGAGATTGAGGGCCCGCGTGTAGGGGATTATGTGTTCTTTCCTGACGCCGCAGCATGGGACGTTGAAATTGAAGGAGAGCCTTTAACCGGTGTTCATTACGGGGACATTACGGCCTGGAAAGCTCGCAAAGAAGCATGAGCTGAAACTTCGGGCCTATGATGAGAATACCAGGAAGGACCTGATTCGTATTCTTAACTCCCTGGACCATCTACCTGTAGAGGAACAGAACATCCAGGGGTTTGAAGCTCTCCGTGCGTACTGGCCGGAAGAGGAGGAATGGATCCAGAATTGCCTATGGATTGCAACGAAGAAAAGGGGCGGAAAGCAACTGCTCAGATTCAACTCTGTTCAGCAGGAAGTGAGCAAGGCCATCAAGAGAGTTGAGAACGAAGGTCGAGCTGTCCGCCTGATTATCCTCAAGGCCAGACAGATGGGACTTTCCACTTACATTCAGTCCAGGTTCTTCACTGCAACCTGCCTGCATGAAGGGGTCCAGGTCTTCTCTGTAGGAAACAAGAAGAGCACCACCCAGAACCTTATGGGTATGTGCCGGCGGTTCCTTTCCAACCTGATCTTCAAGCCGCCGATGGAAGAAGAAACCAAGCTTAGCCTGGTATTCCAACATGATTCCTCCTTGAAGGTGGAGACGGCGCGAGCCGGAGAAGAGACGGGAAGGTCCGCTACTGCTCACATGGTTCATTTGTCGGAACTCGCCTTCTACCCGGACCCAGAATCGGCCATGACTGCGGTCTTGCAGATCCAGGGAGATGGCCCAGGGACCTGGACGATTGTGGAATCCACGGCAAATGGTGCCGGGAACTACTTCCACCAGATCTGGCTTGATGCCGAAGAAGGCAGGTCCGACTTCATCCCCCTATTCTTCCCGTGGTTCAAAGACCCAAGCTACAGGATGGAGATTCCTGATACGCAGAAGATTGTCTTTGAGAGATCCCTGGATGAAGAGGAAAAGAATCTCCGGGAAAGGTTCAACCTGGAACTGGAACAACTATTCTGGAGGAGATGGATCATCCGGAACAAATGCCACGGGTCCATTGATGTGTTCCACCAGGAATATCCATCAACTCCTGATGAAGCTTTTTTGCACTCAGGGGCTCCGGTGTTCGATATAAAAAGGCTTACCCAGTTGGAACAATACACCAGAAGGCCAAAAAGGTATGTTCTTGGGATGAAGGATAGTCCATGAGAAAGATAATCGTCCGCAGTAGAGCCAGTCTCAGGCCCAAATCCTTCAAGGAATTCTTGAAGGACATGAAGATCAAGTTGGTGGATGACCAGACGGTAAAGCTTTACCTGGAGTATATCATCCAGCATGAAGGTTTGAAGAAGTTCTTGTAAGATGGAAATCACGGCAATCGAGGCAGAGAATGGTCCGGTAAGAGTTTGGGAAGAACCCAAACCGAACATGGACTATGTAATCGGTGCCGATATTGCTGAAGGGAAAGTCTCAAAGGACATCCATGATCCTACCGGGAACAAGAGGGACTGGTCTGTTGCTTTCGTTTTGAAAGTGAAAGACGCTTCTATCGTCGCACAATACAAAAGCCAGGTAGATTCTGCGACTCTTGCCGTGGACCTATTCATGCTTGGGGCATGGTATAACTGGGCTCTCCTTGCTCCCGAGACCAACTCAATGGGGATTGGCGTGGTTCACATGCTTTCCCAGGCCGGCTATCCAAACCTATATCAACCAAAGGTTGGTCCGTTCCAGGCAAACACAGGGATGGCGGATTACCTTGGTGTTAGGGCTATGGGATGGGTGACGACAAAGGCAACCAAGCCCATCCTTGTGGCTGCGATCCATGAAGCCTTGGCGAACGGCAACAGGATCCCGAGCGTGTCTCTCATTCGAGAACTCAAAACCATCGAATTCGACAGTAACGGGAGGATTGGAGCCCCTCAAGGAGGCCACGACGACCAGATGATTGCCTATGGGATTGCGCTTGTGGTGCTCCAGGATTTCCTCGGTGGACGAGCTGGGAACGCAGATTTCAAACAAAACCTCCCAGATGAGGACGCTAGAATTTGGCGATTGGTGAAGGAGGAGGATGAGAAGATGGCAGTTGAGGAGGAAGAATTTTATGGCTGGTGAAGCTGTTTGGATGGTGGGAGCCCTTGTCGTTCTCAGCGTGAACGTTATCTTGACTCTGGGTGGAGCAGTCCTCCTTGTCAAATTTTACAACAAGATGGAAGAGGCAAGAGAACGAGAGCGGCGAGACCTGGTTGAGGTGCTGCGTGGTACGCCACTGGAAAGAGACGTTCAGGTGATCACGCCTGGAGAAGAGAAGCCATTGGAGGACATGACCGATGACGACCTTATTGAAGCCTTCAAGCGAGCGGAGCGACTCGGGTAACGCTTTCATCCGCGAGGTTGTCGAGGAGAAGCGCTGGAACCGGGATATTCGTCAAAGGTTCGAGCGCCAATGGCTTCTCAATTATGCCTTCTTCCTCGGGATTCAGCATGGCTCCTGGTCCACCCTTTTCGGGATGCCGCAGTTTTCTCCTTCCCAGGCCGGCCGGGTGAAGTATGTGGCAAACCAGATCAAGCACCGGGTTCTCAGGAGAGTTGCCCAGCTTGTTTCTCCGCCTGGCTGGCAGGTGGTCGCAAAAGATACCGACATCCAACACGCCCTCGGCGCCAAGGTCGGTGAAGACCTTCTGAACCACCTCTATGAATCCCTTGGACTCCACAAAGAGATCACCAAGATGGTCTTCTACGGAGTCACGATGGGAAGCGGGTTCTGCCGAATCCGTTTCGACTCATGGAAGGGACCGGCAAAGACCTTCTATTTCGACCCAGTCACCACAAGGCCCATCCCTCCTGAAACCTTGACACAGGAGCAGAGAGAAGAACTTTCCAGGCTTGGGTTTTCCAAGAGGATCGCAGAGGGGGAGATCACTGTTGAAGGCCTTTCTCCTTTCCGGGTCTACATCCCCCCTGTAGGGGAGGGAGAAGAGAGAAGCTGGGTGATGGTCGTATCTCTGGTCCCGAAGGATCGGATCTATGACGATTATGGATCCCAGATCGGAGACATCGTCTCCAGTTCTGCCGGTGCCGGCAGGAAGGCTCTCTGGCTTCAGAACCTTTCCAAGCTTCAAGGTGCGATCGGGCCTTTTGGAGGCTGGGTCGTTGGTCCGGACGACGAAGATTTGGTATGGGTTAGGGAACTTTGGTATCGCGCCTGCGAACGCTTCCCGGAAGGTCGGTACATCGTGGAAGCCAATGGGGTAACCATTCGGGATTCTTCCAACCCTAACCTTTCCCTAGGCTTCAATTTTCCCATCGTCCAATTCAATTACATTGACGTGGCGGAGAGAGTCTGGGGTGTTTCCATGGTCGAGGACCTCATTTGGCCCCAGAAGTCTTACAACGAGATGCACGAGATCCGCCAGGAGAACCTGAAGCTCATGGGACGCCCTCAGTGGCTGAATCCCAAGCAGTCTGGGGCAAGGATCACGAACAAGCCTGGTGGGATCATTGAATATGACCCAAGACATGGTGCGCCCCAACCAGTCAAGATTCCCACCGTGGACCAGGCTGTCGAACTCCAGGCCCAATGGTCACTGCGTGACATGCAGGACATCTCTTCTCAGCAGGACGTGACCCAGGCCAAGGTCCCGCCCAACATCCGGTCCGGCGTGGCAATCCAGTTACTCAAGGAGGGGGACCAGGAGGTGGTTTCTCCGGTCGTGAGGTCGCTTGAGAAGACCTTGAAGGATCTCGGCCAGAAGCTCCTGAAGTTCGTGGCAACTTTCTGGGACCCCGGAAAGATGATCCGGCTTTGGGGTAAGGATCAGATCCTTGACATCGAGCCCTTCCGGGAACTGGCGATGAAGGACGCTTTCTCGGTGGTGATTCCTACAGGGTCCATGATGCCGAGATCCAAGGCAGCGCAGGCCCAATTCGCCCTGGAGGCTGCCCAGGCCGGACTCATTGACTACACCAACCCCCTCACCAGGAAGAAGGTCCTTGAGGTTCTTGAGTTAGGTAACCTTGACTCCATGCTCAAGGACGAACTCCAGGATGTGAGGCGGGCGGAGATGGAGAACGAGATCTTCATGGTGAAGGGCCCGCAGGATGGGGCTTGGCCGGCCGTGGAGTCCTTCGACAACCACATGATTCACAAGATGGTTCATGACCGGGCCCGGAAGACGGACATGTATGAATACTTGCCGATGGAGGCGAAGCTGGCCTTCGATGAGCATTGCAAGATCCACGACGAAGCGATCCAGCAGCAACTCCAGGCTCAGATGCAGATGGCTGAAGCAGTCAAGGGAACACCGGGAGAGAAGGGCCAGCCTTCACCTCCCAAGGACACGGGGCAAGCTGTATGAGGACTGAAGATGGCTACGAAGAAGAAATGGATCCAGAAGGCGATCAAACACCCTGGGGCTCTTCATCGGGCTCTGGGGATCCCAGAGGGGGAGAAGATCCCTCAGAAGAAGCTTCAGGAAGCCGCGAAAAAGGGCGGGAAAGTTGGGAGGATGGCAAGGCTGGCGATCAAATTGGAGAAGATGAACAAGAAAAAGTAACCTTCCATCCTGTTACAAGAAGGTTCCTGGACAAGGTCCAGAGACTTTTTAGGGAACATGGAGTAAAGCATTATGTGGTAGGGTTTTACGACCCTGATGCAGATAGTGACATTTGTCTGTTTGGTGGTTCTTGGGCTTGGAGAATCGGGTTCTGCCGGTCGCAGATGAGACGGTTTGAGCACGATTTCATCCATGGCTCCAAGGACGAGAAGAACCATGAGGAGGAAGAATGAACCAGAGGGGAACCACCAAGGCGGGGAATAAAGCTCAGGCTCCCGTCAAGGTCGAAGAGTTCCTGAAGAAAGACGATGTGGATCCTGTAGAAAGGAAGATCAGGAAACTCCAGCAGGACCAGAAAAAGGCCGTTCTTCAGGCGATTTCCAAGCTACCCATGAAGGGAGCCGTGGAACTCAGGAGGGAGTTCGGGATTCTGATTCCTTTGAGGATCCTAGCGAAAGAGGGCTCGGAGCGCCGATGGGCTTACATGTGCAAGCGATGCGGGCACCAGGCCCTGGAGTTTATTGGGCTCCAGTTCGTCTACCAATCAGGCGAAGGCTGGGCCTTTTCGGATCAGCCACCGCTTGGGGTTCCCATTGACGAGATTCCTTGGGTCCAGGACCATCCCAAGGCCAGCCGACACGGGAAGGATCCCTTCAATATCAGGTGCCAGTTCTGCGGTGCCGAGGTGATCTTGAACCCAGACAGGACTCTTGTGCCAAAGAGAATCGTCACGATCGAGTCCATTGAGGACTACTGGAACCGGCGAGAAAAGAAAGAAAAGGATCGGAGCAAGTTCTGGAGAGGAACCCAAGGATAAGGAGGAACCATGGATGCGAACGAACTGAACAAAGCCTTAAACCAGGCTTTTCGAAACGTGCTCAACGGCAATCCGGCCACGGAAGGGATCGAGACCCCTCAGAGCCCTCCTCAGAGCCCTCAGAAGCCCACGAACCCCTTGGCCCCCAAGGACCCCACCCCTCCACAGAACGTGGCTCCAAACCCTCCTGAACAACCTCAGACGCCCCCCAAGGAGGAAGATCCCCAGGAGATCGTGATTGATCCTTCCAAGCTGGAGAAGGCCAAGGTAAGGATCAAGGAGGGCGAGGTCCTGAAGGAGGTTCCCATCCCTGCTCTGCTCCAGCAGGCCCAGAAGGTTAGGGAACTTGAGGAGAAGCTCAGGCTCCTGGAAGCCATGAAGGCCGTCAATCCGGCAAAGCCGCCCAAAGAAAAGGAAGAAAACAATCTTCCTCCTTTCATGGAGCAAGACGGCGATGCAGCCCTGAAGAAGGAGTTGCAGCAGCTCAAGTCAAAGCTCGAAGAGATCGAGCAGGAACGGATGATGGTCAAGATCCAGGAGTTCCAGCAGGCCAGGAAGAGCCAGGCCGAACAGGCCCTTGACTCTTACGTGATCTTCAAACAGAATCCCATCTTGAAGGACATCGCCAAGATGACCGTGGAGGGTTTCCTGGAAGCCCATCCTGACAAAGAAGTGACGGAAATCGTTGAGCATGTGGCTCAGCGGCTAACGGAGGTTGCCCGTTCACGGGAAGAAGCACTCCTGGAGCGAGCCGAACAGCGCCGCAGCCTTGGAGGCGGCCCCGCGCCAGGCCAGAAGACCACTATTCAAATTCCTTCGGAACTCAAGAAGGAAGACCTCCGAAACGACAAGGTTCGACAGGCTATCGAACAGGTCCTTCGAAGAAGGACGTAGAAAGGAGTAGTGGTCAATGGCTACTTGGTACGACACCCCAGCAAATCTCGCTCAGTACAACGACATTTTCCGTGAGATCCTGCTTCCTCCGGTGCGGGATCAGATCAACAGGGAGGTGTTCCTGGTAAATGTTCTTGCCAGGCATACGGTCCCTGTTGGTGAAGGAAAGAAATGGGAAATCCCGCTTTCCTACGGAAGGAACGAAGGTGTTGGTTCCACTCGTGAGAACCGATACCTTCCTCCGGCCGGCCGGCAGTCCATGGATCGTGCGTGGCTCCAGCCTGCGCACGTCTATGGAAGGATCCTTCTCACTGGTGTGGTCAAGGATCTCACCGAAGGGAATGTGGGATCTGTCGCAAACGCCCTCACGGAAGAAACTCGTGGCCTTGCCATCAACATGAAGCAGGAAATGTGCCGAATGCTGTATGGCGACGGCCAGGGCATTCTTGCCCAGGTGGATGGTTCCAAAACCCTCGCGGCCTCTGGTAGCGATTCCGTTACCGTCCATTACCCGTGGGGTGATTCGAGGGCTGAGAACCAGGCAACCTTCCACATCAGAGAGAACATGTATATCGCTTTCGTGGACGCATCCTCTCATGCCGTCCATGCAAGCGGTCTTGTGACTTCCGTTTCTTCGACGGCCGTGACCTTCACCATCATTTCTGGTGGTGGCGCTGTCGTGGATGATGATTACATCGTCCGCGTGAACGACGTCGGGTCCTCTGTCCCGAGTCTCCAGGATACGGGCCATTCCTATGATCCCGAGACCGATCCTGCCGAACCTTACGGGTTGATGGCGATCGTTTCGGATTCCAACCCTGGTGCCTCTTCCGCCTTCATGGGTGTTCCTTCCTCGAACACGTGGTGGCAGGCATACGTTCCGAGTTCTGGCGGTGGTGGATCTCTTACGGATCTCGCTGTCCAGGAAGCGATGGACTCCGTTGGGATCGCTTCCGGCGAACATCCCAACCTGCTCCTGACCACCTACAAGGTGAGAAGGGAATATGCCAACACCCTGACCTCTCTGAAGAGGTTCGTGAATACTACGACCCTCCAGGGCGGTTGGACTGCTGTCGAGGTGAATGGCTCTCTCATGGTTCCTGATTTCCTCGCTCCGGAGGCCATGCTGTTCCTGCTCAACACCAATGAACTGGCGTTGTGGCAGGTGAAGGACCTCCAGTGGATCGATGATGATGGAGCCATCCTCCACAGGTCCGAAAACGTGGACCGGTTCCAGGCCACCATGAAATGGCGGATGAACCTCGGAACCATGCGCCGGAACGCCCATGGCTTGCTGTATGACGTTGCGTAATGCTTCGTCCACCGAAACACATTGAGGACGCCATCAGACGAGTCTTCCCTATGGTGAAGCTCGTCTGGTGGCGCAAAGGAAGGAGATGGGCGCTGATTTCTCTGGCCGGGAGAAATTTAGCGCCCATCCACCTTTACCAACCCAACGAGAAGCCGACGATGAAGAACACTCTCGGGCTTCTCCGTGCCGCTTCCATTGCGCATCTCAAGAACCGTTGGGATGTAGACGAATGGCTTTGGAAGAACGTGGACAGCAAGAACGACAAGATCATCCAAGAGGGCAGGGAGAAGCTTCAGGAAGCGAGTCACGAGGCTGCCAAGAGGATGATCTTCATCAACAAACCGAGCATCAGCATTGTGAACCCTTGGGGAAGAAAGAAGTGAGAGTTGGCTATGAGACTTTCGGAGGCAATCGAGGAGGTCCGTAAGTATATCGGCGACCTCGGCGGAGAGAACTGGACGGACAAACGTGTCTGCCAAGCGATTCAAACCGCAATCCGAAAGGTTCATGCCAAAGCAATCCAAGTCAATCCTGAATGGCAGATCCAGACCATTCAGATTACTCCTTCCGACTTGGAAACCACAGACGAAGGGACGATTTACAAGCTCCCCTTCTACGTTTCAGAGATCTATCGGATTATGAGGGGGGACATCCCAACCCTCATCTACCCCAAGCTGAATCGATCTTCCATCTCTGGGTATGGCTGGAGGATGGCTTCGTCGTCCCCAAGAGCTGTCCTCTTGAGCGCCAATACCACGGAACTCCAGGCGTACACGGACTCCCCGAGGAATTACTATTGGCTTCAGTATAGAGGCCCGATTTGGGATCAATTCAAAGGGGAATCCGGAAACACATCGCCTGCCACCAGTACAGCAAATTGGGTGGCGAGAAATCTGACGGTGGGGAAGATCACCGAATTGGCGGACTCTTACCGAGGGGCCAAGCTTGCTTTCCAACATGGAGGGGTTTGGACCACGGGAATTGTCCTCACCAACACTTCACCTGCAAGCGGGGAAGCTACGTTTACGGTGGATGCCGCGGCGACGATCGAAGAAAATGATCCGATCGAAACGATACTTCCGTTTGATAGTCTCCTGGATGATCCGATTGCAGTTGTCGCGGCATTCACTCTTCTTACCTGGGAGGGGCATCAAAGAGGACAGGATAGACTAGCTGCTCTTTATGCCGAAGCAATGGAACAAGTCGGGACGGTGGCAGGAGATCTTGGGAAAAGCCAAGATCAGGTAGAGATCGCATGGTAGAGAGTAGAGCCTTGATTCCAGGTTCCGGGATGGGCGGAGGCCTTGTAACCCAGCCCCATCCTGCTCTATTGCAATCAGAGTTCACTCCTGATTCGCTCAACATGCAGTTCTCGAAGGGAGGGGCCTGCCGCCGCCCCGGCCTTGCTCCTTTTGCCCTTGGTGCCATTCGTGGAGGCGCGATCCATCCAGTCGTGAAGACCTGGCGAGGGGAGCCTGATGATTCTGCGTCCTACCCAGGCCAGGATGTTTTGAGGCGAGAATGGGGTGGATGCCTCCAGATTGGATGGTGCAGGCAATTCGAGAACGATCACCTGGCAATCTATTTCAACTACACCCCAACATTCATTGACCTGCACAAGATCAACAGAGTGGGGACCAAGACGGTTCCTTACAGGCAATCCATCATCGGGGTTCCATGGGTCAAGGGTGATACAGGGTATGCAACCCTGAATGGTTGGAGATGGCAGATCGGTATTGCCTACAAGTCTGATGTTTTGTTCGGAGGATCTCCGCCGCCTGAAGGAGATTACTTCTTCTTCTTGCGAGTGGACAAGCCAGGCATGACTGGGTCCCCTACGAACGCCATCTATATTCATTGCAACATGCCCGTCCAGGTTGGGATGAGGTATGAGGTCCGTGTCCGTATGGACAAGCTGGAGAACGGCAAGTTCTCCTACCAGTTCATCACCTGTCGAGAGGATGGATATTGTTGCCATACGGATTCCGGTGAACTCTCAGACGGCTGGGACGAAGACATCAAGAAGCCGATTCAAGTCTTTGGCCCATACCACCCGGATGTTGTGCTCACAGAGGCAACCGATGTGATGCACGACATCCCGGCCGAAGGTGTGCTTGAAAGACTAGTGTTCCTGGACGGTTCTCTCATCGGGAACGAGAACGATCCTCTTCCCAACCTTTTCGGCATGAGCCAGAGGGTTGAAACGGAGAGGTTTGAAGAGGACTTGGCCGATGCTGTTATAGGCTATTGGCCTGGTGAAAGCGATCTTGATGGTTGGGTGAAAGATTATGGTCCGCAAGGCCATCATGCTTACTATGTTCCCTCCAGAGCAACTGTAAGGGTGGAAGAAAGACCTGCCGTCCAGCTAGATCCTTTCCATACGATGGCCTTGCGGGCTTTTTCTTACCATTCCGATTCTGCAATCCATCATCATACGGAACAGGACATCCTGAACCACATCATCGAAAGATATACCACCCCAACGCGAAAAAGTGATGGGTCGGCGCCCTTCGATTTTTTGTTAGGTGGAACCTTTGAACTTGATGGAAAGACTCCGTTTGGCTGGAGAGAAGGGCGCCACCTTTTAACTTTATTCGGCGACGATCCCAATACGACGAAACAGACGGATGAGCCTTATCCATGGTATCTTCCGCCCATGTTTCAAATCGGGTTCACTACGACCGGCGATATTTTTGCCAGGGTCGTGGTTGGATCCACGTATGAGACCGTCACGTTCCCATATTCCGGAGACCTTACCTCCAAACCGGTAAGGATTCTTTGCCATTTCATTGCGCATTGGGACACGTCCACGACGGACCTTCACATTGAGGTAACCTGTTACCTGAACGGGAAGAGCCTTGGTACCAGGACGGTCACCAACACAAGTGGGAACTGGTACGGAGGAGTCCGATGGTTGGTTGCTGGACCTTTCGCTGGAAAGGTTTATGACATCCAAATCCTCGGCAAGGCGGATGTTGCAGATCCTCTTCCTTTTGATTCTCCTGTAGGGATCGAGGACTTGGATCTCCCGGAAATGTTTTATTGGAGGACTTCGTCTGGCGTTCTCTGGAGTGATCCACCGCGCTCGACAAGATCCTATCTTGGAAGGGATTGCTTTCTGATCCCTGAATCCTGGATGAAGGATCTGACCAGCCAGGACAAATGGGCATCCTTCTTTTCGGGGAATTTGCAGGGGCCAACGATCACTTCCTTTACCAACCCGGACGATGGAACATCCGATAACATTGCGGCAGAGGTCAACGGTAAGCTTGTTGCCGTCCGGGTTCTTGGGAATTGGGTATGCCAGCACGACAAGGTTTACCAGCCCAAACTTCCATCCAGACTGGCAGAGATCCGAACTCCCATGCAGGGAACATCTCCTGTAACGGTTCAGGATTACTGGACCGGTTTCCTTACTGGGAATGAGGATGACTTTGTTCTGAAGAGCCAGAACGATCTTTTTGGCGACCTGTACATCGGGACACTCCATACAAATTACGCCTCGAACCTTGAGATACCTGCCTCACCTTTGGCTGTAAGGCACTGGCCTTTATTTTTCCATTCTCACCATGACCTTGGAGTAGAGATTCGTGCTGGAGAACTTATCCCGGCCGAAAAGGATCATGGAGTAAGGCTTCTCTTTGAGGCTGGAGACAAGGTAATTGCTGGTGCTGGCAGGATCCTTTTTGTCCGTGAGCCTTACTGGAGAAAAGGCCGTGGGCTGACTTTGTTCGGAAGGAACAAAAGTTATTGGTGGGGGCCTGCCGGGATCGACATGATCCCTCAGCATGAGAACAATTACTCCGACCATACCACCACCTTTGCTTTCCGGTATTGTCGGGGTCACGAGGATTCCAAGCGCCGGCTTCTTTTCTCTATTGGTCGGGTCTTTTGGAAGAGTAAGGCGCGGGCACAATTGCCCCTATTCTGGGTGGAGGAAGAAGCCGGCCAACTTATCATTCGAGGAAGGCATTACGCTTCCGGCGTAGAAACTGAGCCTTTCAGCTATCGAACTTCCGAACTCAACGTTGCGAGCACGGATGGGACGACCTTTGCAGATGGATCCCCGCATTGGGTTGTGATCCAGGTGGACCCTGATGCAAGCGTGGCATCCGATGTGGTGAAGGTCTGGGTGGATGGGTTGGAAGTCTATGTATGGAACGACACGATCAATCCGCCCATGGCCCAGGCACTCCCTTCAGGAGTGGAATGCGATGTTGTGGTCTTTGGTGGAAACCCTTGGCCCTTGCACAAGAATGCAAACCCATGGACCACAGACGTCTTTTCTAATCCTGGGAAGGGGTGGATTGAAGAGTTCTATTGCATTCAAGACCAGGCTTCGAACCTGAAAGATTATGGGCTCTCATTAGGCGGAGGATGGCATGGGTCGGCGTCGCTGGATGCTGCCTTTGCCGGGGATTTCAGGCAAGCCCCCGCGGGGGATTACATCCAAGTATCCAGGAGCGGCGGGACTGGATACGTGAGGCTAAGAGGGTCCGACCTTGTTCCCGTTTCCTCCTCCCTCCCATGCCTCAATGGAACCAGGCCGAAGGCAATCCAGTATGGTGAAGAAATCTTTCTTGCGTGCGAGTCCGGCGCTCCAAGAAGGATCTTCACCAAAGGGAAGCCTTTTCAGCTTTCCTCCTCGGGCTGGGAAGTGGACTTCCTTGGGTTGCCAAAACCCCCGTTGACCGTCCTGGAATCCCGGTTGGTCTCCTCTTCATCTTCCGGGAAGGTAGGAAGGCTTGTGGCCGCTTCCACAGGCGGCTCTCTGCCATCCTCCGCCACCTATTCTGTTTACATTTCGTTCTATGACCAGGACCGTGATGCGCATTCCGATTTGATCTACATGGGCCAAGTCGCAATGACTTCCGGCTCTACTACATACGACAGTTTTTACCTCTTCTTCATGCCGCGGCTTGCCCAGGGGAAGGGAACCCATACTTACATTTGGGTCAATGATGGTACCGGCTACCAGCTTGCAAGAGTCTTGACCGGAACCGATGCCACTCATTGCCTGGTTCGCAACATCGATTATCAGGGTAGGACGATCGATTTTGAGTATGGCGAACCTCCTGTTGCCAGAACTCTTGAGATGGCTTCCGGCCGGCTTGTTCTGGGTGGCCTGTCTCAGATCAACGATAGAGCTTATGCTGGAAGCGGCGCTGGGAACCCCTATGTATTCCCTGCGGAAAACTATGTTGTTGCAGGGTCCGCGGATAGTGGGAAGATCGTGGATCTGGTGCATGTCCTCGGCCGGATTCTAATCGTCCATCCAAGGAGACTTTCCTGGCTTACGATTCCTGGCCCATGGTCTGCTGTAAGAGAGGACCAAGTAACAGGATACAAAGGATTCATCTCGGTCCATGAGCCGAAGAGACTGGAAAACATTGTTGCCGGCATGACCGAGGACGGCCCTGCAATTCTCCAGGAAACCGTTTTGGTCCCCAGAGGAAATGGGATCAAACCGTCCCTGGAAGGGCTCTTGGGAAAACCTTGGGTTCTTACTTCTCTTCCCCAGACAGGCGAGGTTCTTTTCATTTCAGAGGGGGTGGACGGATTCTCCAAGATCTTCTCCTTGATCATGGGGGAAAGCGAGATCTGGGCTAAGTGGGAAGTCCCATCTATTACTTCCGTTGCAAGCGCTCATTTGGATGGAGTTCCTGTCCAGCTTGTTGGGACCAAGACCGGAAAGGTCTTTTATTTCTTGGAGCAGAATGGGGATGGGATAAGTCCTGTTACGAACATCCCTAAGAAGGCGACAATTACCTATACTGGTGTTGGAAGTCTTTTCAAAGCGACCCCGGTGGAGGGATCTTTCAAGGAGTTGAGCCCTGATGCTGGTGCTGGCTTGGTCTTTGCAACGGACGAGAAGGCAGTAGTTGGGACCTGCATGGAGGGAGACAGCCACATCCGTTGGGCCACTGGCGACGAGCAATACTTTCGGTTCGAAGGTGATCCCATCACAAACGTGGATGCTGCTGTTGGTGGGATTCAGGCATATTGGACGAGTCCGTGGTTAGATTTTGGAATGCCGACAAGGGCCAAGAAGGTTAGTCGGTTGTGGCTGATGTTTGAGGCTGTTCAAGAAACCTTGAAGGTCCTTTGGACCAGGGCGGTGAACCGAGAAGCCAAGAAGCAGGCTTTGACCAGATCCTTCCCTTCTCAGGAAGATGGGTTTGGAGAGATCGATATGACTTATGGTGTGATGGAATCGCCGCTCCAGATCATCGAGGGGAGAGGGTATGGGGTTTATTTCAGGTTCAAGGTTCAGGCAGCCACCAGGGAACAATGGTGGCTCTTCAAGTATTTCATTGAAGGCGAACTGGCAGGAATGAGGGCGGAATGAGACCTCCACAGGACCCACAACAGTTGCCGGCGTGGTTTTTGCGCTGGTGGATGGAGAATGATGGAGGGGATGCCGGCCTCGATCGTCTTGCCAGGTTGCTTCGTGGCCGTAAGATGGACGTGAAAGTTGACCCAGGTGGGACGACGTTGGTTCACGATTTGGGCAGAGTCCCGGACGGGGTAGTGGTATGGGTTCCTGTAGGGCACTCGGAGTCCTTGATTCAAGGAAACTCCTCTCCAACCTTGCGAACCATCACCGTAAGCTGTACGGGCACTACAGCCCAGCGAAGATTCCTCCTGGTGGTAGCATGAAAAAAGCCACCATGGAGGTGGTGGTTGTCAAAGAATTCTTAACAGGGATCGCCTTGGTGGTTCCTCTGACGCATGGTGTGCCTTTGGGAGAGTATGCTTTCTGCCTCCCTTCAACCGTGCTGGAGGTGAAAGATGGAATACTTGAACAGCGGTAACCCTTACGGATATGTAACTTCCACCGGAAAGAACCTCTCCGATTTCCTGAAGAACATCTCCATTTATCACCGTCCTGGGACCTCCGGCCGGCTGGATCTCATGCTGAACGACTGGGTCCGGATGGCTCCCATGCTCATTCCCCAGTATCTGGAGCAAAGCCCAGAGGCCCAGATGCTTTTCTCTGGAGAGGGCTTCCAGGATCTCGTAGCGCCCCAGATCCGGTCACTCCTGACTGGAGTAAGGACGACGGCCAAGTCAACCAGGGCGTCGCTGGCGGCCAGGGGGCTTGGGAGAAGCTCTCTTTCCACGGCCTTGGGGCAGGAAATCCTTGGTCGCGGGATGGAAGGAACGGCTTCCTTGCTGTCGCAGGCAAGGCTTGCAAGGTTCAACCAGGCCGTGGCTCTACGCAGCCAGATTGCAAACCTCCAGGCTGGTCTGACGGGTGCGGCAGTCCCGGCCATGCACAGGCCCACCAAGAAACGATCCTTCTGGAAAGGGGTCTTGCGTAGCGGGATCTCCTCTGCAATTGGAGGCGGGATCGGTGGGGCCATCGGGACTATCTTTGGGAATCCCGGCCAAGGTGTGAGTGGTGGACTCTTTGGGTCCCAGTCCATGAACCAGCAGATGTCCGGCCCTTATGGGGGATTCTTCTGAAAGAGAGGTGAGAGATGAGACCTGAAGAGGTTTTGGCATACGCCCAGCTTCTTGGGCAGGGTGTTCAGGGTGGTCTCCAGGCCGCTATCTCCGGCCAGAGGAACAAACTCATCCAGGCCCAGCTCGAGATCCGGAAGCGCCAGTTGGAGGAATCTCTAGCTCTCCAGAAGGAAGGAATGGCGTTCCAGAGGGAGAAGTTCCAGGAGGCCAAGAGAGAATTTGGCGTTGAGACTTCGCTGAAGGAGAAGAGTCTGGCTCTACAGGAGAAGGCCCTCGCCATCAAGGCCGGTGCTCTTTCAGACCCTTTGGCTCTGGCTGCGAAGAGGTTTGGTTTGAGCGAGGCAGAGAAGGCCAAGCTCAAAGCCTTTTCCAGCATCTATGGAAAATGGACCAAAGCCACCGGCCAGAAGGACCTGGTGAAGTTCGCTAACACCCCGATTGGGTACAAAGAACTCCAGCAAGCTGCATCAAACAACGCGGCCCTGGCTGCTCTTCTCTCTCTTCCCGGGATGGAAGGGCTCAAGAACAAGAAGGTTCCCATCCCATTGGGGAGCCTTTTTGGGTCTATGTCAAAACTCCTGAATTATTACCAGGCGGCCAAGTGGCTTGGACTGATTGAAGGGGATGTCAACATCAACATCAATCCTCCCCAGGAAACTGCGCCATCACCTGCAAAGCCTACCAAGACGACTGGGAAGAAAGAGGTTCGGTCCACGCCAAAGGCCATGACGCCCATCCTCCGATTCTCCCCCAAAGAGAGTGACCGGATCCGGAAGGCGGCTCTACGTGGCAAGGAGAAGCTTCTTCAGAGGAAGGTTGGCAAGAAACCTCGGAAGAAGGCAGCGGTACCGGGTCCGAAAGATTACGAATATCTCAAGAAATACGCTCCCAAGTGGAGGTAAGCCATGACCCAGCCGGTGGTCCCTGGAGCGCAAGATGCGCGCCAGCTCCAGCAACTTGACGAGGTCAAGCAGAAATGGGCGGAAGCCTATGCGTTGGAGCAGGCGAAGTGGGATGCTTGGACCCATACCAAGCTAGAAGAGCCTACCATTGACCTCTCGAAGGTGGTCCCCTCTGCTCCGCCACCGGTCTACGATGTCACCGAGATCATTACTCCTGACTTTGCCAAGAAGCTGGGTGTGGACCCCGAAAAGGCAGAGAGCGGCGAATACCTGAAAACCGGCAACCCCATCCAGGAACTCTATAAGGTCCCATGGCAGAACCTCTTGCAGGTCGTTTCCATGACGGGATGGAAGGCCCCCACGGTTCCTGCGTCTGACGTAAATACTTACAGGGTCCTTCGTTCCCTTGCCATGCTCCCCAAAGAAAAGCGGATGGAGGGTCTTTGGCAGATACAGCAGCTCATCTATGAAAAGGGGGTTCTGGAGAGGATCGGGGATGTAGCCATCAAGGAGGTTGTGGGCCAGGACACCTATGATTCCTGGCTTTCCATGTCGTCCAGTGGAGGACTGAAAAAGCTCCTCATGCAGGCTTTGGGGTCCATGCAGGACCTGAACGAGTCCTTCCTGGACGTGGCTTTCATGGACAAATTGACGGGTGCCATGGCAAAGCTGGGTTTCCCCCTTCATGAGGTGGAAGCTACGGCAGGAAAACTTGCGGAAGACTTGTGGAAAAAGGCCCCGGAGAACGTCCGGGACACCATGGTAGAACTCACTCAGAGGGCGGCCAGAAGGAAGCTCCTCGGGCTCTTTGGCTTGTCCTCCTCCTCGTGGTGGACCTCCATCATTGAGAATGCCGGCGGAGTGATGGGGTTCATTGCACCTTTTGGCCTTACCTCCACGGCCTTGAAGGCCGGCAAAGTAGGGATAAGAGCCGGCGAGATGATCCTCGGGAAGGCGGCCGTGAGGACGGCCGAGGCCCTGGAGAAGGTGGCCGGCAAGAGCGAAAGGGTTGCTAAGCTCTTCCAGGATGTCGGCGGCCTGGCAGAGAAAGCCGTCTCTGCCCCCAAGGTCAAAGCCCTCCTGAACATTGCTCGTGGCATTGGCGAGGAAGCCGCTGTTGGTGCTGGGTATGAAGCGCTCCTCTCCATCGAAGACAAACATGCAGACGCTGGCAGGGGGGCCCTCACATTCTCCCTCTTGCACGTAATGAGTCTTCTGACGGAAGCCATGGGCCGGAAAATTCCGGAGCGCACCTTCTGGAAGACCTTTTATGGGACCTTCAAAGGAGCTGCTACAGGTGCGGTCTTACACCACCTGGACTTCCATAACTTTGACGTTTTGTGGCGGATGCTCTCGGATCCTAAGAGCGTTTCGGACCCCGAGAGGCAGGCTTATTTCCAGGGCTTGGTCGGCTCCATGGCCGGCATGGGGCTGGCCGATGCCATGCAGGCATTCAACCAGGCCAGGGATATTGCCACGTTGGACCTTGCTGGTAAGACGCGGCAGTTTCTGGAAGCGACCAAAGATGAGGGTGCCAAGGCGATCATCCAGTCCCTGGACCGCCTAGTGAAGTTCAAGCTGGTACCGGAGTCTTCCAAGGAATGGGAAGAGCTGGATCCTGCGATCAAAGACAAGTCCATCATCATCGTCCAGGGGATGCGAGGAATCCCTGTTGAGGCGGTTAGAGAGGGCGTAGAGCCGCCGGATCCAACCTCCCCGGAGGTCCAGAAGGCTTTCCTGATTGACGGCCTCAGAGGTGCCTTAAAGAGCCCTGATCCTGCCGTGGCGAGGCTATGGGTCGAGCTGATGCAGGACATCGGCCACAAGATCCAGGCCGCTGGAGATAGCCAGGCAAAAGCCGCCGGCAACATCATCCTGAAGCTTGCGGATACAGTGGCAAAGCTTCGCGGGCTCAAGGGTATAAGTGGCTTGTTCGGAGACGGTTTGACTTGGATGCACAAGCCTTTGTCTCCGAACGAGGCGGAGGTGGTGGTCTCAAAGATCGCGTCGGCGTTGGAACCCTACATTGGGAAGGTCGGCCCCAAGGAGAATCACTTTGCCAAGCCGCCGGCCGCAGAGACAAAAATGGAGGCGCCCGAACCTCCAGAAGGAAAGGGGATCGTCCAGCTCAGGCTTGGCTCTGACGGCTCCAGAGAGGCCATCCTGAACCCGGAAGGAACCGAGGGAAGCCTTACCCTCAGATTCCATGGAAATGGCGTAGACATCGAATATGTGGACCAGGAGGGCCAGAAACATGTGGCTCATGGGTCCACCTACATGGGGGCCATGAGGGCCATGGCGGACCAGCGGCCCAGCATGGAGCCTCAGACGTTGAGAAACCTGGATGCCCTCCAAGAAGTCCTCCAGCAGGACATGCACCAGAAGGGCTGGGACTGGCTCTACACGGGGGAATACCAGGAGGACCCCAACCGGTATGCCCTCATGGCGAAGACGGACTGGAAGACTCTCCTCCAATACATGACATCCGTCCCCCCGTCCGAGAGGAGCGCCAGGTTCCAGAGAATTGCGAGCGCCCTCCAGGATGCCGGGATGGATCTCAACTTCCTGGACCAGGTTTCCCAATCCCTTGGCGAGTTCAAGGACCGGACGGTCTCCAAATACATGGAAGGCCTGAAGGAGACCCTCTTCCAGGACTCCCTTTACCGGGCCGGTGAGCTTGTTTGGGTTGGGATCGATGCGGAAGGGAAGCCAGTAGTCTCCAAGCGCTACTTGAAGGGCGCTGCGGAAGTCGGGCTTTCCAAAGATATGCCGCGCTCCCTGATTGAGACCACCCTCCACGAGATCGCGCTGGAGCGGGCAGACCAAAGACGGGTTCCCTCAGAACCGCTGGACCTCAAAAAGGTCTCTGACTGGAACCTCTACCGGATCGAGGTCAACCCCAAAGATCCCAATGAGTTCCACGTGGAACAGGCCGGCCCTGGTAAGGAAATGAAAGACGGGGTGTATGTGGCTCTCGCCCCTATCAAAGACGGCTTCGTTGAGAGGATTCTACGATACAAGGATGGAAAGCTGGTCCAGGCTTCCGCTGCCGATGTTGTCAAGAAGGGCCGGACCATTTCGGCTATCTTGAGGAAAGCGGCCAATCTCTCTTGGTCGCAGTCTCGAAAGAGAGAAGTCGAAGGTTCCCTAACACTTACCAAAACTGCCACCAAGGCCATCAAGGATCTTAAGAAAGCCGGCGTGATCAATGATCAGGTGGAAGCCGCGCTCAAGCTCCTGGCATTGAAAGGGAAGAATCTGGATGTTGTTGTCCAGGTTCTGAAGAAGATCCCGGACGTTCCGCTTGTGCATTACGGGGAGACTCCTACTGCCGGAGAAGCCAAGGCCTTGACGGAGAACGTGGTGGGCTACGTGAAGGGGCCTGCCGGAAAGGTTCCTTTCCAGGCCACGGTGATCTCCCTGGCCCATGGCGCCGACCACATCGATGCCATGCACGAGTTCCTCCATGCTTGGTGGTTCCAGGCTTCAGAGGCTCAGAGAAAGCAAGCCCTGGATGCAGTAATGGAACTTCCCCTTGCGCAAAAGCTGGCGGAAAAGGGGATGTATCCGGATGAGATCTTTGCTTCCGTCTTGAGCATCAAACTCCGCAAACCAAACCTTCTGACCCAGGATTTCCTCAAGAAGACCGGCATTCCAAAGGATGTGCCGCAGATCGTGGAATTCCTGGACAAGGCCTTGAGGGCTCAGGATGGAGGGATTTCCTCTCTGGACCAAGTCTACCGATCGATCTTGCTGGGTGAACCAGCCCTTCCCAAGAAAAAGACTTTGGGCCAGCTTGTTCCCATAAAGGAGGAACTTCCTGCAACCGTTACCACGCCGGAAGAAACCTCAAAAGCTTTGGAAGAGGCCGCCAAGGTTTCAGAGCAAAGTCCTCTGACCGAAAAAGTCATTGTCTTCCAAAAGGCCACGAAGGAGGAACCGGAGGAAATCACTTTCTCCAAGCTTGCAACCTCCAGAGAAGCGGCCGGGAGATACGATAACGAGACTACGTATCTCAGGCAGATCCTTGTTCGTCGTGAACTTCCTTCCAGGGAAGAGATCCAGAGAGATTTAACCTCTCTTTACTACGCACTCGGCAACCCTTACCGTGTAACCTCAGACGGGATGGTTCACTTGGATCTTCCACATGCCTTCTCCCAGCCGATTGCAAAAGGTTGGAAGGCACCAGAGGAAGGACTGGAAACCAGGGTAAAACTTGGATATTTGCTTGAGAAGGCTCCGGAAAGGGTTGCGGAATATGTCTCTATGGCGGTCCCGAAGGAGGCCAAGGAAGCCGGGGTTTCCCTCGGAGAAATCGGGGATCTTCTCAATTCAAAGACGGCCTTGTTCGTGAAGGAATTGAGCCGCCGGCTCCACAATAAAGGCATCAAGACTTTCCTTTTCACGTCAAGGATCGACCTTGCCCAAGATCTGATCGGCACCCCCGGTCTTCATGTATTCGAGCGGCTTTGGCCTGATCCATTCCAGGCTTACAACGCTTCCATTTCCAAGGGATTCAAGGAACTTTACCTTTCCGATGTCGGGGCTGCTCCTTTGGATCTCACCCTGTCGCTGTTCATTGAGGAAGCCAAGAAGAACGGGATCCCTGACCCGATTCGTTTGATCAAGCGGATCAAAGTGAGGCCGAGCCTGAAGCGCAACCAAGAAATGTTTCAGGAAATGCTTCAGGTTTTGAGGCGTCATGGTATTATGGACCCCGAATCCTTGATGGTGCCGCCGCACGATGTGTCTCCACAAGTGGCGGCGAGTTACATCCAGGATCTTGGCAGAAAGACAGAAATTCCTCCCTCGCCGCAGTCTTGGGAGAAATGGCCGGACCCGACGCCGGAGGTCCGACCTTCCTCCACTTCCTCATCACGCCTAGCCAGATCCCACGAGTCAGAGACACGATTGAGGCTCTCAAAGGCAGCGGCGAGGGAGATTCTTTCTTCCATTGGTTCCAAGAAAGATTCCCTTCCTCCAAGAGAATACGTAGAAAAGCTTGGTGCCCATGCCAATGCAGTTTGGCTAAACGTGGGAGCCATCTACAAGGCGGTAAGGGAAGGGAAAGATCCATCTTCTTTGTGGTTTGTCAAAGGAGGGAAGATCCTTCCCAAGGATGGCAGGTCCGCAGAAATTCTGGACGAAGCCTTCCTATGGCATAAAGGCTCCAGGAAGAAAGTAATCAAGGCCATCGATGAGTTCCGGAAGGAAATCTCAGAACCTTTGGTGGACTACGAAAAGGCTTTTGAGAAGGTTATCAAGGTCCTGGATGAATGGGAGCTGAACAGGAAACCACCGTCTCAGAAGGACCTTGTTCCTTTGGGTGCTTGGGCAGCGGCTGGAGGTGCCCAGGAAGATGGCACGTGGGGGAGGACTCCTCTCCTTGCCCTTGCGGATGCTCTCCGTGGGATCGTCCAGGCATATAGCCTCGTGAAAGTAGATTTCAACCTCGCCCGCCAGCTCATGGAGGAAGCGAGAACCATCCTCTCCGACCCGGTCGTCTCTCTATTCGAATCTGAAACTCCAGATCCTCTCTATAAGAGGACCTTTGATGCCGCGCAAGGCACCTGGGCCAAGGGTGAATACCGCCTCTCTGTCGAGATCGATCCGGCCGGCCTGGACAAGGTGGAGGATGTAGTCAAAGACAAGGCCGTTGAAGAGATCGATCCAGCCACGGCAAGGAAAACCAGGTTCCTCTCCAAATGGGAACCTTATGTCCAGGATGTAACAGAAAAACAAGCTGTTACCCAGATTGATTTGCTTGGCTGGTTGACCGAGTGGTTTGCGGAAGGTGAGCAGGTTGTGGGAACCAACATGGCTCTTACCTTCCATGATGCGCTCTCCCTGGAGACCAAGGCCGAAGAGAACCACCAGAGAGAATTCCGCCGCGTATTGAAGGATCTTCCAAAAGGAAAGCTCAAGGAAGAGGCGGAAGCGATCTTTATGCAGGCCGTGGATGCTGGCAATGATAAGGACCAATTCGAAGCGGCCATGAAGCAGGCTCGGGATTTCATGGAAAGGAATCCCGGGAAAGGGAATTTGGTCGGTGCCATCGAGAGGTATGTGAAACTAATGAGGAGAGTAAGGAACCATGTGCTTCCTTACACTCCGGCCATGATGAAGCTTCGACGTCACCTCTCAGCCTATAATATCAAGCTGGCCCATTACAGAAGCATGGTGGATCAGCGTTCCAGGGAGGTTTCTGCCGCTGAAAACCCGGATCAGGTTCAGAGGCTTGAGAGGTCACTCAAGTATTACAAGGACAAACTGAAAGAGGTGGAGGAGAAACGTTCCGAGATCGCCTCCACCATTTCAGAATACATCAAGAATTGGGGTTCTAAGTGGTATTATGCTCATAGGTTTGAGCGGGTTCATCCGCTTTGGGAGGGAGCAGGCCCCATCAAGAAGCTTTGGCTTTGGGCTGTAGGAGTCCCGAAGACCATTCCTTTGACCAAAGCTTATGATGAGATCACGAAGTTCGGAGAACAATCCCTGGCACCATCTTCCATTCTAGGCCGGCATCTTCGCCATAGGAAAGAAGGGAAGCTTGGGTATTCCATGGATTTCAGGAAGGTGATCCCTTCCTATCTTCGGTCGATCCATCGAGTGGTAGCCTACAACAGGGCCATGGAGGTCCTGGACGCCAGGATCAATGGACATTTCATGCCGGTGGAATCTTTCTGGCGGCAATTGAGAGAAGGCGAAGAACTCATCTACAAGGGAGGTAGGTGGAAATATATCGGTTGGCACGAGAACAAGAAGGGGAGCCCACTGATCGTCCTCCAAAGCCTTTCTGTCCCTTCTGATTTCCTGGAGGTAAGCCCGTTTGACCGAGCACTCCAGGCGAAAAGAGGTGGGATTCTGGATCTGTATGGTCCGGAAGCTGCCAGACGCGTCGAGGATTATTTGAAGAGGATCCGCGGCGTGAAGGCCATGCAGTCCGATGGAATCGTGATGGAATCCATTCGCGGAATCAATCGAAGATTCCGGAGCCTGTTTTACCATACTCTGCTAGGCCTTGGGAATTTCCCGGCTGCAACGCAAAACTTCATCGGCGGCCAGCTCATGAACGTGATCGAGTATGGCCCAGGCTACTTCCAATCTTTCGCCAAATTCTTCAAAGATAAAGAATTCCGCGCGGAAGTCTCCCACTATATGAACACGTTTGCCGTTGCGGAAACCACTCTCTTCCGTAGAGAAATCCACGAAACTACCGCCGGCTCAGTGAAGGAGTTCCTTTCCAAACTTTCGTTCTTCCCATTCTCTTCAATCGAATTCCTGAACCGGTTCACTTCCTATGTCGCCGGATTCGACAAGGCGAAGCAGGAAGGATTGAGCGGAAGAGCTGCGCATCTCGCAGCTTTGCGTGGGGTTTCCCATACCCAGTTCCTCTTCTCTTCCGCAATGAGCCCAAAGGTGTTTCAGAATGAATTCTGGAAGACCTTCTTGATGCTATGGCAGTATGGTTTCCGCTTCACCGGGAGGTTTGGGAAGTGGACCACGATTGCCAGGAAGAATCCCGAGTTCCTCTTCCGTTACATTGCCATTGCCGGCCTTTCCAACTGGGTCCTACAGAGATATTTCGGACTCCAGGCCTTTGATGCCATTGGGTCTTACATGGATGAGATTCCAGGCTTCAAGAAGCTTGGCTTGAGTATTTGGGAGAAGACAGGGTGGAGGCCGCAGATCCCTGGGATCTTTCCCTTTGGTCTTGCTGCACCCGTAAAGGTTGTGGCTGACATGGCCGGCGCAACCACGGATACCATTACCGGCCAGGACCCCATGGCTTTGCAGAAGTTCCTCCAAAGGGACATCGGCCTTCTGATCGGGACCCAGACCAAGAGGTTCTTTGACCTCCTCTCTGCCGAAGAGCAGGACGACGGGTCTTATGTGATTCGATACGCCGAAGATCTTGCGGAGTTCCTTGGACTCAAGCCAAGGTCTGGGGCGGTACAAAAGAAGAGAGAGAGCCACCAGGATCTGATCTTTGATTTCTTCGCCGGCTCCCATTCCACCTTGGACGAGACCCTCTACAACCATTTGAAGCTCATGGGATTTGTCGCGGATTCCATGAGGAATGAAGCCAAGCTGTATCACAACCTGATTAAGAGAGGGGCCAGGCTGGCCGCCCTCGGATACAAGATCGAGGGGGCCGCGGCCATTCGAAACGGCGTCAAGAGCCTCATGGAGAAAGGGATGCCGGCCCCTTCCGCCAGCTATATCCTCAAGTATGCCCAGCTTGTGGATGCTCCCAAGGACTTTCAGGCGCTCCTTACTCTTGGCGTTCCTAAGAACAAAAAGATCCAGATTCTCACAAGTCTCTTGCATGAAGAGAATGTTTCCGGTCATTATCAACATACCCTGGAAGAGCTCCAGGTGGTAACCAAGGCTCTTATTGGTAATGGCGAAGGAATAGACCCGGAGACTGCAAGAAACTTTGTGCGTGAATATAGGTTGTTTCAAGAGAAGGTAGAACGGTAATGGAAGACCTCCATGAAAGGGTAACCGTGGTTGAGACGAAGCTGAAGGCCATGCAGGATTTCTCCAGCCGCTGCTTACAGACGCGGCAACAGATAGAGAGAGAAATCATCAAGGAGGCCAAGGTGATGCGCCAGGACTTTGACCGAATCGTGGGAGGAATCCTGGTCCTGAAGTGGGGAGTAGGGTTCATCATCGCCCTGAACATGGTGATCGCAGCCTATTTAGCATTGAAGAAATGAAACCTCGACAAGTTGCTTTCGGCATGGTGATAGGGATTCTCGTGCTGGGAGCCTTCTTTCTCGGTGTTCTGCTTTTGTTAGGTTGAGGAGGCGGAGATGAAGTATTTCGTGATCGGCTTGGCGTTGCTTTTTCTTGGGATCTTTCTTGGGTCCTGTTCGATTCATGTTCCTCCGGAGGCCAGGAAGAAACTGGATGCTCTCCAGCAGGAGGCTCTTTTCGTCTACAAGAAGATCAATTCCGGGGAGTTGACGGTGGCCGAGGCCCAGGAGCACCTGGCTAAGATCTATGCTCAGACCATCGAGGTTTTGAAGACCATTCCGCGACCCTTGAACATCAGCGACATTCTGAACTATTTGCTTTACATCCTCTTCGGAAGCGGCGGAGGGTTGATGGGATACTTCTTCCATACGAGGAGAGTCCTAAAGAAGACGGGTGTCCTTCCTCCCAAGGGAACGCCGGCATGAGTAGATTCAAGGTGATCATGAGGGATGGGCT